ATTGTTTAATATTCTAGAAGATAAGGTAGAAAGAGCTTCTTTCCTATCCATAGATGAGAAACGAGCATAAGTCATAGTATTGAACTTGATAGGATTATCTTGTTCAGTTAGACTTAATACAATGCAACAAACTCCTTTTCGCATTATTCAAATATAATATAAGTTGTCAAACTTGTCAATTAAACTTTTTCAAAGAATCCAAAGCTATTTAACCTTGTTGCTCCGTGATACTTATACTTAATAGTAAAACTTTCTGGTTCAATAATAGATAAGAATTTCTTACCTTCTTCTGTTTCATACAAATAATAATCTTGACCTATGATACATTCTATTCTGCACTCAAAACTATCAACAAAAGTATTCCATTCGTGCAAAGAAACTAACGCATCATATTCTGTCTTAATTTCTTCTAAACGAGTTTCTATTTTTTTATTTAGATTTAAATGTCTAACTTGTTGTAGCTTACCAAGATCAGCAAGCTCAATTTTTGGAGCAGAATATTCCGCTATGTATGAAGAACTTGCACGATTTTCCAAAACTCTTTTTGGGTCTGTCATTTGTAAATATATGTAGATGAACCATTATGGTTTTTTAATTCCTTTTTAATCAACGACTTATCTCTTTCGTCTGACCAATTTATACTATCATAGTTTTGTTTAAACCTATCAGAGAAACAATTTCTTGGCTTATCACCTTTTCCAGCACCATTATTTGAACTTTTTTCGTTCATATATTTGGCTTTTTTCTGTTAGCAAATACGACTATATTTGGAAATATCGCGTTAGCAAATATCGCTTTAGCAAATATAAGTATATATTTGGCTAAATTTCGTTAGCAAATATTACTTTTTGAAATCGCCAAGATCGCGATCAAAAGAAAACTTTCCAGGTTTTTCTACAAGACCTTCGTAAGTTTCTTCTGTGCATCCAGCCATTTCAGCAAATGGAGCTACTACTGCAAAAATTCCAAATGCACCAATTGTTGCTGCGGTTGAGATTGGGCGAACAAATACAAGGTCTCCAGCGGCTAGAAAACCATCTGCTACTGGAGTAGATTCATTTTGAGAACCAGTATCAGATAAGCCTAAAGAGGCAGAAAATAGTGATATTAATGCTAGTGTTTTAATTTTATTCATATAAGTATATTATATGCTTATATTGAGGTTTTGTCAAATATATTTGGCATTTTCTTATTAGCAAATAAGGGTGTAAATTAAAGATATGTCTTTAACAACTTTTTATTATAGTGATCGCCCACCAACAACAAGTGCTGATACAGTAATAACAAGTTCAAGCAGAGACCCAAGCACGAATTTTTTGCTAACAGGTTTGAAAATCGGAGATACTGTTACTGGTATTGAAAGTAGCGCGTTCTTTAACTGTCAAAATTTACAAGGGCCTGTAAATATTCCAAATAGTATATTAGATATTGGTGCTGGTGCGTTTTTTCGTTGCTACAGTTTGGGGGGATCTTTTAATATTCCAAATAGCGTATTAAATATTAATGCTGTTGCATTTTTTGAGGCTGGCATAAGTAATTTTGTTATTGGCAGCGGCTTAATGAATCTTGGTCGTCAGGCATTTCAAACTTTTGGATTGACGGGTGTGCTAGTAGATCCATATAATTTAAACTTTTCTAATGATGAATATGGAGTTCTTTTTAATAAAAATAAAACACTTTTAATTCAGTATGCAATTCATTCTACAGGAATGAACTATATAATTCCAAATGGCGTGATTACTATTGGACAATATTCATTTCGCGACAGTACTTACTTAACTAGCGTTAATATTCCAAATAGCACAACAACTATAGAAGAGGCCGCTTTTTATCCTTGCTTCAATCTTACTAATGTAACTTTTGGAAATTCTGTTGCTACTATTGGAAGTTCTGCATTTCGTGAATCTAACCTTAAAAGCATAACTCTTGGGAATTCTGTTGCTGCTATTGGAGATTCTGCATTCTCCGAATCTCTTCTTATCAAAAGTGTTTTTCTTGAAGGCTCGCCTGCTATTGGAAGAAGTGCATTCGAGTATTGCACCAAACTTGGTGGTGTTTATTGTTCAGCAAATGCTCCGAGTGCACATGTAGATGCTTTTCTTAATGCTAACGGTGGTTTAAAATTTTATCGTAAGAAAAATTTTGTTACTGGATGGAGCGGTCAATTAGTAGGAAAACCAGTAGTCCTCTGGAGTGATAATGTAATAAAAAGCATTGACGTAACATCAAGATATATTAATAAAATAACACTAACTGGCGCAACTAATCAACCTTCTGTTAATAGAGATTATTTTAGAAGTGATCCAAGAAATTATATTTTTACTTCTTCTAGCGCTAATTATATTCTTTATGGAACTCCTGGCCCAAATTTATGGGGGGTTGTAACTGGAAATAGCATAAATCAAGTAGCTTTTTATTCTCAAAATTTAATAAATTGGAATGTTTGGAACGGGCTTTCACCAGCCCCAACTGCTACAGTTACTTATAGCTCTTCTGAAAGACATATAAATTCAATTTCTTTGAGTGGAGCTTCACAGGCCGTGACCCCAACAGGAGTTGGAACATCTTTTATATGGACAGAAAGTTATGATAATCCGTTTGCTAATTTCTATAGTGACTATTTCATCGCAGATGCACCTAATGAAAGTAGTTCATACAAATGGTTACTTTCTCCTAAAGATGAAGCTCCTCCCCCATATACTTATTATGGATCATATGATCTTTTAAATTGGGAAAGTCTTGATCTTCCTCCTAATTTAAATCCTCCTACTGGAGCTATTATATCTTATAATATACCTGAGCCTCCTCCAATTATATATGGAAAATTAACTACTAAAAAAAGAAACTAATCGGAACGAGTAGGATTCGAACCGAACCACTTCCTTAACAGGGAAACACTCTACCATTGAGTTACTAGGCAAAAAATTAATTATTGTTCTCTGCAACTTCATTCACATGTTCTTTTATTAAATTATATATTCTTACTTCTTCTTTGTTAGCTTTTCTTTCTACTCTAGATAGATTATTAAATTTATATTCTTTTAATTGGTGATGCTTGAAATGATATACTGGTTTATTTGAATAAACTTCATTAGTAAATCTGATATATCTAAAAGGCAAAACTTCGCCTTTGATCTTATAAAGAGTACCTAATACTGGTTGCTCTTTTTCTTCTTCAAATACTCCATCAATGAATTCTAGAATTTTTTTTAACATTTTTATTTTTCCTTTTGTTTTGAGGTTTAACATGCTTCCAAATTTTTCCTTGAGTATCTAAATCAACGCTCCATAACATTACTTTGTTGTATATTTTAAATCCATATCCATCTCCCCAAAACATTAGTGTCCTACTTATAATATCACCTATAATATATAAAATATATGATAATGCTAGTCTCATATTAATATATTATATAAATTTTATAAAAAAGTCAATATAATTAAAATACGCCAGAATAGCACAGTGGTAGTGCATCTCATTTGTAATGAGAAGGTCATCGGTTCAAATCCGATTTCTGGCTCTTATTTTCTTTTTTTAGGAATAAAATATACTATAGCTTCATCACCATATACTTGAAAAGATTTTAATTTATAATTTTTATTTTCAAGCATATTTTTTAATTCATTAATATATTCACTTTTCATATAAACTATAATTTTATTATTATCTTTAGAATCTATACCGTACTCATCTGCGAATTCAGAACATATTGCTAGTGATTCACTTAAATTGCTCACATAATAGTTTACACTATTAAATCAAAGATTTATTTCCAGAGAAAATTACTTCTATATAATCGTTGATATTATGAGTTATATAGGATTTCACAAAAGATTGCATAGCTTGTAGCGTGTTGAATTTATATAAACTATCGTTTTGATATAACTTGTAAGTATGAATTTTATCTAATATATCACATTTATTAATAATAAGTTTTGTTACGCCAGAAATTTTAACTGCATCAATTAATTTATTTAAATTCAACCAATTAACTATTCTTTTTCTACCAGTAGTTGATCCAAATTCTTGACCAATTTCTATGAGCATATTTAATTCATTATCTTGCCAAAGAGTTTCTGGAAATAAAGGATCTACTCCGCTTTTGGTATCATAAATTTTTGCTACTCCAATAATATCTCTAATTTTTTTAGGACTAAATCCTAAAGAGCAAGCAGAGTAAGGAAGTGTTTCACTACTAGTAACATATGGATAATCTCCATAATTTAAATCCAACCAAAAACTTTGCGCCCCCTCGCAAAGTATATTTCCATGAAGATCACCATCCCAAATATATTGTTTATCCAAGTAATCTTTTGCAAGTTTACCAACTCTTAATGCTTTATCTGCATAACATGGAGCAATACCTTGACCAGTTGTTCCAAGCTTAGGTTTTAAAAATTTAAGATCATATCTAATATGTCTTTCAGTAATAATATGAGCTTTTGGACTAACCTTAATTAATGATGTATCAAACCCTTCTTTTTTAAGATAATCTATTTCATCAAAAAATTTGTCAATGTTAATGACGCAGTTTGGGCCAATGATGCTAAGTTTATTCTGGAAAACTCCACAAGGAATAATATGAGTTTTATATTTTTTATCATTAAGATAAACTGTATGACCTGCATTGGGACCACCATTCCAACGGCAAACAATATCATAGTTTTTGCTAATTGCATTACTTATTTTACCTTTACCTTCATCTCCCCAAGATAAGCCAAATATAATATCTGCATAATTCACCATCATTATTATGATACTAATATATTAAACTAATGTAAAGCTTATTTTTTATTTATTAAATGTTGCTGTATAACATCAAAATTACGATCTAATTTCTTTTCAATTCTATCGAAATAATCATCGAAAGACTCTTTGGTTACATAGGTTGTGCTAATTTTTAAAGCTAAATCAGATATTTCTTGTTGATGTTTTCTGCCTTCTGCTTCCATTTCTTTTCTTAAAGTTATAAAATCACTAAAAGTTTTATCGTTAATTTCTTTCATAAGGCTTTCTTGCTTATCGAAAAGCGAAAATACTCTAGTGAATAGCCATCCACCTAAAAAGGATAATGCTCCTAGAATAAGATTAAATAGCAATGTAATATCTAAATTCACATAGATAATTACACATTAATTAGATAGATATTATAGCTTTAAATCACCAAAATCATCATCAGAAATATCAGTTTTCCTAGCACCAACTTTATAACTAGAAATCTCTGTTTCTTGAGGTGCAACTTGCACCTTGCTACTATCTAAATAGCTATCGTGCCATCCTCCAATAGGATTGTCTTTTTGATTAAATATTTTCTTGTAACCAAGGCTTCTTAATCTAGAATCGCACAGCCATTTAGAATAACCATCTAATACTTCAGCATTTAATCCAAGTAAACTACCATTACTAAATAAATATTTAGACCATTCGCTTTCATTTTTAGCGGCTTGTTCATAAAAAGCATAAATTTTATCTTCGCTTTTCTTTACTATGCTAGTGAAACCCTCTTTATCTTCATCTCTTAATATTTTAAGTAGATTTTGACTTACTGCGAAATGTAGAGCTTCATCTCGTTGAATAAATTTAATGATTTTAGAGTTGCCCTCCATCTTTCCTCTGTATCCAAAGTAAAAAGAGCAAGCGAAAGAAACATAAAATACAAGTCCTTCCATTACATTAATAGAAAGAATAGCATCAAAAATCTTTTGTTTTGGATCTTTCTTTTCATCATCACCTAGAATTTTATCAAAATTATTTCTAATCAACTCAGCCCTACTTGTGATTTCTTTATCTTCCATAATACTATCAAAGAATTTAGTAGCATCTGGATAAACATTATTCAAAAGATAAGAGTAAGAATAACTATGAATACCTTCGAATTGCGCCCAAGTATTCATGCATATTTCAAGTTCTGGATTACTTACATAATCTTTCAAGGAATGAATGCTGCGAGAAAGCATGCTATCTCCAAGGGTTTGGAATCTTAAATTACTATCAAATACAAATCTTTCTGTATCAGTTAAATTTTTATAATCGCTTCTATCTTTTCCTAGTGCTATTTCATGGGGCCACCAAAAGTTTTCATTTTGTTTCTTAAATAATTCAAAAAATATAGGATATTTAAATCTATCGTATCTTTGAAGATTAAGATCTTCTCCAAGAAAAAGGGGCTGTTTGGTGGTATCTATATTTTTAAAATTTAAAACTGTTTTCATTGACTATAGTTTACACGCGCCACTTGAGCAGTCTCTATCTTCTTTTTGATTTAAAGATTGTTCTTTATCGCCATCGTCTGTATTATTATAATATAAGCTAATTAATCCAAGACTATACGCGTATATTAATTCTTTCATAACTTTTGCGTCTGGAAGAATATTGTTTTCATAATGACTATAATTGTAGTATACATTAGTTGATATGGCCATGTCAATATATTTTTGAATAACTGCATTAATTTTTAATAGTCCAGAATTATCCTTTAAATCATATGCTAATTCGTAATTCTCATCATATTTTCCAATTCCTGGAACCATAACTGGAAGTTTGCCCATTTTGCTAGTTTTATATGTTATAAGACTACGAATAGGTTCTACTCCATTTGTTGAGCATTGAATTACTGAGCTACTTTCACAAGGCATACAAGAAGATAATGTAGAATGCCTTAATCCAAATTCTTTAATATCTTTTCTTAATTTATCCCAATCAAGTGATAATTTTCTTTTGACTACTTCATCTACTTTATCTTTGTAAGTGTCAATAGGAAGTATACCTTTTGAATATTTAGTTCTATCAAACTTATCGCATTTGCCTTTTTCTTTAGCTAATTCGATGCTACTCTTTAATAGATAATATTGAAAATGTTCCATCCATTCATCAACAACTGATAATGACTTATCAGAACTATATTTTAATTCATTTTTAGCAAGAAAAGCTGCAAGGTTGGTAATTCCAACTCCAAGGCTTCTGCGTTTTTTAGCAAAATTTTCAGCAGCAATATTGAAATAATCTTGAAGCTCAATGATTTCGTCTAGAAATCTTACGATAAGATCGCAAGTCTTTTCAAGGTCCTGCCAGTTTTTTATTTCTAGCATGTTTACTGCTGAAAGAATGCACATTCCTATTTCGCCTTCTTTATCATGATAATCATTTAATGGAATCGTAGGGTGAATAACTTCTGTGCAAAGATTGCTCATTGTAACTTTATCTAGCCATGCCCCATGATTATTTGCATGGTCTACATTTAAAATATAAATTCTACCAGTTTCAACTCTTTCTTTAATAATAAGAGAGAATAGTTTACGAGCAGATATTTTCTTTTTTAATTTTAATTTTTTAGATTCACATTCTTTGTATATTTTATCGAAATCTTTTGTTCCCCATGCTTCATAAAGCTCTGGAATTTCTGCGTTATTGAATAGAGTAATATCTTCATCTTTTAATACTCTATCATAAAATAGTTTGCTCATGCCAACTGTATAGTCAAGTTTACGAACTCTATTATCATCTGTTCCTGCATTATTTTTCAATACAACGATATCTTCAATTTCATAATGCCACCATTGAATATTGCAAGTCGCACTACCACCCCTCAATCCATTCTGTTGCCAAGCTTTTACGCTACTTTCATAGATTTTTAAAAATGGAATTAAACCAGTATGTACAACTTCTCCATTCTTGATAGAAGATCCAATAGCTCTAATTTTACTTATATCAATTCCAATTCCACATCTATTAGCGGTAGCCATGCTTACAGCGGTGGCACTAGCTGTAATGCTATCTTTTGTATCGTCTACTCCAATCAAGCAACAGCTAGCGTAATTTCTGCTAGATGTTCTTACTCCTGCCATTACTGGAGTGGGGAGATTAATTTTATGTTTACTAATAGCATCATAAAATTTTCTTACATATGAAAGCCTTGTTTCCGCTGGATATTTTGCGAAAGCGTAAGCTGAAATTAAAATATAAGCGAATTGAGGAGTTTCGTGAATTTCTCCAGTGGTTCTATTCTTAATTAAATATTTATCGCAAAGCTGTTTAATTCCAGCGTAAGTAAAAATAAAATCTCTATCGTGATCAATAAATTCTCCAATCTTATTTATCTCGTCTTCAGAATATTGATCTAAAATACTTGAATCGTAAACTTTATTTTTAATATTTTGATTTAAAAATTCTGATAGTCTAGGAGCATGTTTACCTTTCCAAACATCTTTTCTGAGTTGGTAATTTAATAATCTTGCTGCAACATATTGATAATTTGGTTTTTCAATTGAAATTAAATTAGCTGCGCTTTCAATTAAAAGGTTGTGAATTTCTTTTGTGTTAATTCCATCGTGAATATTAATTTTAGCATTAATTTCAATATCCGTTAAGCTGACTCCACTATAGCCATCAATCGCCCAGTTAATTACTTTGTTTATTTTTTCTATATTAAACTTTTCAGTACAACCATTTCTTTTTTTAACATTCGTATTTTTATTCATAATGTAACTAGTACAAAAACTATATTACATTCTTTTTTGAGATAAGGAAAGAAAATTTTAAAAAGTTATAAACAATTTACTCTAAATGACTTTTAGGGTGTACGCGACCTTTTCTTTTTTTACTCCAATTTTTATAGTAGTTATTTTTTACTGGATCTTTGCCGTAAACTTTTTTTCTTTTTTCTGAAAGTTCTGAGCTTCTGTCCCAAAGATCTCCAATACTACCTTTTTGATTTTTTGTATATTCAGAAAATTGTTTATCGGTTGTTTCAGCTTTTAATGTACCATGAGTATTAACTTCTGGAGCTGTAAAAACTCTTTTCCATTCTACACCGTTCTTGTCGATATAAATATGTTGATCATGTACAGATTGTACAACATCTATTGTTTCTTCTGTTTCTGGATGGATGTAAGTATATTGTGGCATTTATTTTAAATGAGGTAAAATATTTTCTATTAATTTTTCAGAAGTAAATTCTTCTTGTAATTTTAAGCCTTGTTTATTAGTCTTACTATCTTCAACTCTTTTTACTGCTAGTTCGCAACCAGAAATAAAATCGTTTTCATCAAAATCATAAATATTACCTTGATTATATGGTAATCCTTTATGAAAGAAAACTCCATCGTAACATTCCATTTTAGAATTAGGTTCTACTAATACACTATTATTTTCATTTGCCCAAGATTTGTATCCGTGGGCATTCATTATTACTGCATGTTTACCCATAGCTACAGAATGAAACTCTGGTAATCCCCATCCTTCTGCGCCACTCATACCTAATACAATATTTGCGCTATTCAAGAAATCGTTGTATATTTTATTTTGCCCCATAAAGGGCAAGAAATTAATGTTAAAATAAGTTTTACCATCTAAAGCTTGAGCGATAAGATTATTTTGATCTTCTGGCTTCATAAATGGATTAAATATAGAGCATTGCAATGCATATTTTTTATTATTACCAAATTTTTTAGCCCAAAGTTTAATTAACTTTAAATGATGTTTTCTCTTTTCAAGTTTTCCAACTAAATTGAAAACAATTCTATCATCAATGAAATAAGATTTATCTGTCCTATTAAAATTATATTTATCAAAGGCAAGAGGAATATACTCTACATTTTTACATCCTAAATCATTAAATATTTTTACTGTCTCTTTTGATGAAAAAAGTACTTTGTTATTATTTTTTACAGTATTTAATTCTACTTTCGTTGGTTGGTCTAGTTCATAGAAGCTAAGTAAAACTTGTTCATTAGAGTAGCTTTCAAATGAGCCATTAAGATGCCAGAGTTTAAATAATTTATTTTTTCTATTAAATAATTCTAAAGATGAATTAATTGATTGTTGCAACCAATTATTGAATTCTTGAGTTAAGTCTGATTGGGTAGATAAATCAATATTACTAATAGGTAAAATACCTACATTAATTTTAGAGTTAAATAGTTCTCTAAGAATTAATGTAGATATCTGACCAAAACTTACTGAATTTATTGGTAAGTTAAGCGTTAAACTCATAGGATGTCATCTTCATCCTCTTCAACGACTGGTTGAGCTTTCTTAGCTGGAGCAGTCTTAGCTACTGGTGCAGAAGCAGTAGGCTTGTTTTGATTGTCTAGAGGCTTAGACACATATAGTCTATAATCTGGAGCTTTTTCATTTGTCTTTTTGCTATTAGCAAAAACTACAACATCGATTCTTTGACCATCGTGATCATTGATATAACCAGATAGGAATGACATTCCTGTTTTACTTTTCTTCTTCCAAAGTGCGCCTAGCTCATTTTGGTTTTTATTTGTATTTTGATTTGTATTATTCATTTTTATATTGTACTTTCTTTATTAGATTTTGTCAAAAGAATTTTTACTTTCAACTTTGGTTTTTAATAATTTAATAGCTTTATTGTGAATATTAATTGCAGTTTGAGTGCTTATCTTTAATTTTTTAGCTATTTTATTCCAAGGAGTCTTTTTGTTTGTACCATTCATGTATCTCATTTTAAATATCTTCTCTACTCTTTTATCTGCACAAGATTCAATAATATTCATAATATAGTCATTAATATTTTTATATTCTTTTTGAATTGGAGTATGCTTCTCTATAAGATAATTCAATTTATCTGTTTCTAGTGTTAAATAATGACTATTTTCATTCATACAATTTAAACATTGATATCTCACTTGATTGTATAACCAAGTAGAGAATTTAGAGTTTTTGCAGGGATCAAAAGACATTGCAGATTTATATACTATATAATCTTTTTGATCTATTACATCTTGAAGATGAACACCAGATGTAATCATTGGGTTAGAGTATTTTTTATATAAAGAATTGCACAAAGCTGAGTGTTTGTTGATTAACATCTTCAAAGACTCTTCGTCATTTTTTTCTTGTATATTTTTGACTAAAATCGTATCGTCTAGATTCATATTTATATTCATTTTTTCTCCTTTAAATATTTTTCATAAATATTCTTTAAATGCTTTTGCATTAATTCGTATAAAAAGTTAACATCTTGACATGTTTCCCAACATAAGGAATAATCTGCTACAGCTTTTAATTTATTATCATTAGATTTCTCTTCTATATTAGCTGGTGGAATAGTACTACCATCATCTAGTTTTCTTGAAATGTGAATTAGGATACCATTATGAGATTTAAGCCATGAATATTCATCTTCTTTATATTCTATATACCTAACATCTGTCACGATTGGAACGACATTATTTGCGATCAATTTATTAACTTCTGGTTCAATAGTTGAAGTCCAATATTTTCCATTTGTTTGTATTCTTCTACATTTTCCATAGGCTACCATTAAAGGTCGCACTATTTCTTTATTCTCTGCCGAACAATTTAATAGATCTATCTTGAATTTATCTTTCGTAAAATCATATAATTCATTTTTTAATGCATCAGCAAAAGCTAGTCTTTCAGATTTAATTCCTTTTTCTTTTAAATATTTTTTTAATATTGAATAAAAAGTATCTTTTCCAGATCTAGCTACTCCAGTTAATCCAATCATTTTTTATTCTCCATAAGATATATCTCCAGTTCCATCATATTTTGGATAATCTTGTCCAGTGCGAATTTGTTGAGTTCGGACTTGAGTTTGTATGTTTTCTTTTAAAGCTTTAGTATCTACATTGGGGTCAATATTCTTTGCCTCAAATGGTTGGGCGAATATTGTACCACGAGACTGATTAGTAGATTTGTAATCAGTTTTATATGTTCTATACATTTTATTATTAACTATATAATACTCTGGAAATGGTTTAGAAAATATAGTTCCATAAGATTGATTAGTTCCGTTCCCACCGCCAGTTTTATATGTTTGATATACTTCTATTCCTCTAGCAGTTTTAACATAATTATATTCTTGAAATGGTTTATTGAAAATTGTTCCATGAGACTCATTTGTTCCACCACCTCTTGTTTTATAGGTTTCGTATACCACTCCCGATTGTGCTATTGCAAGATTAGCTATAAATGATAATAGTATTATATATTTCATATTTTAATTAATTCTATATTGTAAAACTTAAATATTTCTTTAGCTGTAGAATCCTTCTCATATTCTTCTGAGTATACCACACTTTTAACTCCATATGCAACAATATTAGTAGCACAATTTGAGCAAGGCAATAAAGTGGAAGCTAGTAAATGTGGTTGATCTCCTCTTTTAACCAAAGATAAAGCGTTAATTTCTGCATGAATCATATATTTTCTTCTATTATCTCTATCGCTAAAGAAGTCTTCATTAATATTAAATTTGGGCAATAACCCATTATATCCAACGGATAGTACTCTGCCATCTTTATTTAAAATACATACTCCAACTTTTTTATATGGATCTTCTGATCTACTTGACCATATTTTAGCTGTTTCTATTGCAGCTTCAATAAATGATATTCTGTTATTCATTTTAAAAATAATGCCATTTTAAAGCTATTGCAATTCCTATTATAATGCATATAAATATTTGTAGCATAAGATCATATCTTAAATCTTTTTTAATTTAAAGTCAATTATTTTCTTGATTGTTTGCAAAGAATGGTTTAGTATAAATAAATGCAAAAACAAGAATTTAAAGAAGCTTTAAGTTACGATGATATTTCGTTACTACCAAATTTTTCAGATATCACTTCTAGAAAAGAGGTAGATACAACTACTAAAATTTCAAGAAATTGTAGCATTAAGATTCCAATTGTACTTTCTCCAATGGATACAGTATCTTCTGTTAAATCATGTATTAAGATGAATAAACTTGGTGCAGCTGGAGTTTTACATAGATTCATGTCTGTTGATGATCAAAGAGCTAAAGCTAAACTGATTAAAGATGCTAGCGATTTTTGTGTTACAGCTATTGGTCTAAAAGATGCAGAAGAAAGAATTAGAGCGACTAGCACTTTTACTAATCTTTACTTTTTAGATACTGCTAATGGGTTAGCTAAAAATGTTGAAGATTTTCTTAGATGGTATAAGACTTCTGGATTCTCTCAAGATGTTATCGTAGGTAATACTTTAACAAAAGAAAGTGTTTATAGGCTTGCTAATCTTAAGGCAGACGGTTTTAGGCATTTGATTGGTCCAGGCTCTATGTGCTTAACTCAAGTTAAAACTGGAATTGGCTGTCCAAGTTTAACTGGAAATTATTATGCTTGGAAAGCTGTAAGAAATTGGGAGCTTTCTCAAATTGATTTATTTAAACAAGATAAACCTAATCCTGCCCATAGACCAAGTATTCTTGCTGATGGTGGCATCAGATATCCAAAAGATTTAGTTAAAGCTATTGCTAGTGGATGTGATGCTGTTATTTGTGGTAGAATTTTTGCTGGACTATCTGATGTTGTTGATGATGAAAATATAATTGAAATAGATGGCAAAAGATTTGCTAAATATAGAGGAATGGCTAGTCAAGATGTTGTAGAAGATTATGATTTATATGATGGAACTAAAAAGAATCTATTTGTAGAAGGAGATAATACTTTGATTCCAATTATTGAAAATAAAACTATTGAAGATATTGTTTATGATTTTACTAATGGTTTAAGAAGCTCTATGAGTTATCTTGGATTTAGAAATATAGAAGATATGCGAGGTGGATTATGGAATAATACTATACAAGCTGTTAGGAATAGTCCAAATAGTATGTATGAGGGATTTGCTCATGGAAAATAAAATTTTATATTTTATTTCAGATCCAGTTATAGTTTGGTATTTGGTTAATACCAATATGAAGCAGGAGTAAGAGTTCCATAAGAAGATATAGCTTCTTCCTCATATTCTCCCTCATCACGAAAAGCAAAGTCTCCAAACATTGGGACATTTACCTCAAGAATTGAACAATTACCATTAGTTGTACCATCATCTCGGTTTGCGAAGAAGTTAAACCCATAACCGTCGGAACCTATAACATAACCCCCTATACTAGAGTCATATAAATCGCCTACTTTTTTGACTTGAGTAAAATTTATGTCTGCAATTGTTCCATCTCCAAATTCGCCCGCATAATTAATAAAAAAACGGCTGTTGCATACTAGATTTGATTGTTCTGTATTTGGATTGTAGTCTCCATCTACGCTTATTATACCTTCTACGCTGGTTGAAAATGGACTGTCTGTATTTTGTCCGTCTTCTGGATAATTATAGGTTCTTATTACTCCGCCCCCATTAAAATTCCAACTTCTCACCCGCCAATAGGTTTCCATAGCCTTTTCTAAAGGCCATAATGCATATTTGCTATCTGCGCTTTCTTGTGTGCAAAATGGAAAAAGTCCAATTTTTCCATCGCCACCTACTGCGAGGCAACCCTCAGTCGTTAGCGGAGATCTTAAAGAACATGCACAAGATTGTAAATCTTTATCTTTTCCAGATGCTATTTTCTTGAGAATAGGTTTAATATAATCTGGATAATTGGTTGGATCTGCTGTTATAGCGCATGCCATATATTAGATATTTACACTTAATATAATATAATATAATATATTATAATATGAACAAAGACAATATAGATAAACTAACCTCAATTGAATACGCTAGAGCATGTATGAAGGATTCGCTCATGGAAAATAAAATTTTATCTTTTTAAGATTTTCCAGTCTTTGTATTTTAATTTTCTTTCTTTATTAAAACATATTTTTGATTCAAATCCAGATTTATTATCAATTTGATTTAGTATCGGGGAAACTTCATTTGAGAATATATTTGGTACTATAACTATATTTTCGCTAATTAAACCTAAAACATTAAAACTAAAATCATTTGTTTCAAACGGTTTAGAAATATCTATGCTATAACCATTATCATAATTTAAAATTGTATGTATATCTATATTTTTAATACAATTAGGTGGAAATAATTTAATTATTTTATTTAACGTTTCTTCATAAGAATAACAAATAATATCTAGTTCTTTATTCCATTTTGTATTAGACAAAAGTGATCTAGTAAATCCACCGAATATTATAGAATCTTTATTATTTAAAAAATATTTTATTTGATTTGAAAACTGGGGATGCTCTTTTGATATATATTCATATATATTCATTTCATATTCGGAGTAATTTTTATGGTATTATAGCCGCCATTTAAAGTAATTATTTTGCCGTTAGATTGACCGCTACTCATTGTTAGTTTAAGATTTCCTCCTGGAATAAGACCCATATTCATGAGTGAATAAATATATGGATAAATTAATTTGGCTTCTTTGTCAATCCATCCCCTTGAATCTGGAATTTCTGGAGGTGGATCTATAAAAGAATCAGCACGAATAAAACAATCTAATTCTACGCCGAAATAACTGGAACCTGCTGCGTAACAACATCCACCATCTCCTCTTATAGTATATCCTGGTTGACAAGATTCTCCGCCACGGCAATGTTGATCAACTGCTCCACCTTTTGATGATCCACATACTAAATCCTTGTTTGATAATTCATTAGACTTGAATGATGTACTGCCAGTACTTATGCATACTGGACAATTTTCAGCTCCAGTTGAAGCAACTTTATATCCGCTAAACTCCATATCAATTGTTTTTGACCAATATAACCTCATAGCATCTTTATAAGATAACCCAACTGAAGATGTTACAAATTCATTATAAAAAGGTCCCGTAACTGGAGTATCTATTAAACAAAATGGAAAAGCTAACAATTTACCGTCTTCATCTGTAATAGGGCATCCCTCATCTGTTAGTGGAGTTCTAAGAGAGCAAGCGCAAGCCTTTGCTTCGTCATCATTTCCAGCACTTATTTCATTAAGAATACTTTTAATGTAATCTGGGTAACTTCCTGGTTCTACTAAGGCGCATGGCATATATTAGATATTTACACTAAATATGATACAATATATTATGAACAAAGATAACATAGATAAATTAACCTCAATTGAATATGCTAGAGCTACAGAATTTAGTCCAATAGTAAGAATATATCCAAAAGTACCAAGAAATATGGTTTGCCCATCTACTGGTAAAAAGTTTAAACATTGTTGTGGTAAATTAAATCAAGATTTTTGTGAAAAAGCTAAAGATTCTCTAAAAGAGCATCTTATGAAAATGGTAAATGAAAAAGAAGAACAAAACAAAAAAGACGAAGTTACCTAAATACTACGCTGTATATAGTAAAAGTGATAACTTTCTTCACGGAGTATTTCCTCCATCTAAAGAAGGCTTACTTAAAGCTAAAGCTCATATACTTAAAATAGATCCTTCTAATAAGAATTATAGAATTAAAAAATATTAATTTTTAATATTTGGATCTGCAAGATCTGGATTGTGTTGATTTTTTGTTCCTCGTTTAAAATTTTGATGTAAGTTTTCATATAATACTTTAAAAGTATCTAATGGTTTTTGTATTATATTTTGAATCTTTTGTTCTGGTTTTGACTCTTCTTGGTTTTCTATTTTCTTAATCATTGAATTATAAGCTATAACCAAACATACTGCTAATGGATCAAAAACAATAACAATTAATAGGATAAATATCCTTACTGCAGTTTCTATTTTTAATCTAAATGCATCGGCAACAAATTTAAATGTGCCAATTTCACCTTTAGTATTATCACTTTCAAGTTTCATTATTTCTTGGTTATTTTCTAAACTTTGTTTTTCTAGATTTTGAAGATCAGAAGTTACTGTGGATATTTGAGAGAATAAATTATTAATATTACTTTGAGATCCTTCAATTATCTTATTTTTACTTTCTACTAATTTTATATCTGTTACTTTTTCAGTTTTAGCCGAATTAAAGAATCCTCCATCAGTAGTTTTAGTTGTAGTAACATCTTGTTTAACAGCATTATCTAGTGATGTTTGATATGTCTTTTGTAACTCTATAAGATCTTTTAATTTATTTTTATTGAAATCTATTTGAGAAAGATAAAAGTTTTGTTGAGATTTTAAACTTTGAATTTTATTTAAGTTTAAAGAATATTGAGAAAAATTACGTTGAAAAGCGTCAGAAAGAAAACCAAAAATTCCAAGACTAGTTATGCACATAAGTAATATGACCGCAGATAACATATATTTTTTAAGCAAATCATGTACTACTGACCAATATCTATAAAGGTAACTCGCGCTAACTAATTTAGCTACTTCTAAACTTCCAGCCATTATTCCAACGCTCCAAAAGCTAGCTGCAAAAAGAAGAGCTATTCCTTTGATTGAAAAAAATGCAGCACAAGATGCTAATAAAAAAGCTGATAATCCGAGTATGTATTTGAACATAATATATATTACACTAGCGTTTTATCATTAAATCAAATAAGGATCTTTAATGCTATATCTGTAAAATAATTTCCAATTATTGTTTTTTAGTTTATTTTCCAAATCTATTTTTCTACCAACTGGAGAATTGTTTAAAAATATACATATCTTTTTTTTAGTTAAATTCAACCAAAGATCGCTAGCAAAGTTATACTTTGGATATATATTATTACATAATTTAAAATCTCCATCATAAGTAAAGTAATTTCCAGAATATCCACTACTATTTAAATCAAAATATGTAGCTTTAAAATCTAAATTAATAATAGGATCAATTGATGCTATTTCTTTTTTAATTTTTTCTATATTTTCTATTGGACATTTTATATCTATATCATTCCATCCATAATCCATTGGTTTACCATTACCTAACCATTCTCTAACGTAACTACCAACTAAAATACCTTTATTTTTTAAAATAATTTCAATAACTTTATTATGATCCATTAATTTATATCTTATTTATATGTTAAAAATTAAATCTTGAAAACTTAAATTTGTTGATGACAGAAGATTATTACATGCAGCACATTCTCCAGTTGAATTACAAACAACAACGTCAACTTGAGAAGAAGTATTATTTATTTTTACATTCAAAGTAGTATTAGTTAAATATGGTGAACAACAACTACATGGACAATCTCCAACAGAAAACTCATTTATAGACCATGCGTGACCATATTCATCAATAACAGACATTTGAAAAAATGGATAAAAATAATAAGTATCTCCTTCTTTTTTATATTTCATTGGAGGTTCTATTCCATTACCAAATAAATACCCAAATATTGCTTCGCTATTAGAATTATAATAGTAAAATAACAATATTCTAGATGAGCATACTCTTTTTTTATATTCTGTTATAGCTTCAAAATTTTGGTCTAAAATCAACATAGTTCCACTCCTTCTCTCGCTCGTGCCACTCCTACCTACGCTTACGCATGGACCAGGAGGTTGACCAAATACGGTATAATGACTAGATTCTGTAATACTATGATTAAAACTTTTTACTTGCCAATATAGAAGCATAGCTTGTTTTAGTGTTAATTTTAGTGGATAATTCGTATTAGCTCCAACTCCAGTTGTTACTAAAGGGCAACAAAATGGGAAAGCTGCAACTTTACCATCCTCATCCAAAATTAAACATCCATCTTCTGTTACTGGAGATCTTAATCCGCATGCACAACCTTTTAAATCGTCATCATTTCCAGCACTTATTTCATTAAGAATACTTTTAATGTAATCTGGATAATTATTTGGTTCTGTTATAGCGCATGGCATACAATACTATTACACCTATATACTTGTATTTTAATACGATATCCTATATTTATAACTTTTCTTTGATATCCAAAAGGGCTTTACCTCCAGATTATATATCTGAAGTTATGTATTATCAATCCAACTTTTCTTTTGACTCCAAATTTCACCACGATCTCAGTGATGAACGGGCCATCGCACTTATGGATCAGAGGTAGCTTCGATCACTACATTCTGCGATGCCTGTAGCTACATTTCCTTATTTAGCCATAATATGTACAAATTAAGGTTTTAATAGTTGTCAGCCCTTATGACATTGCTATCTCAGGGATTGATAATTGATTTTTTGACATCAACAAACTGCTCTAATTGGGAACTATGTACTTATATACTATTTTAATTTTAAACTTTTGTCAAATAGTTTTTTTAATTTAAGGAGATAGATTTAAAATTTATCTACCAAGGTATAAGATTTGTTGCATTAATACTTGTATATCCAATACTACCAGGCGGTGCAACAACTGATGTTCGAAAATAATAATCATTTACTGGTATATAATTTTCATTACCATAATAATAAAGAAATTGGTAAAGAATTGGCCCAGGTTCACCACATTCAGGATCTACATAAGTATCCATAAAGAAATAGTAATGAAAGTTAAACTCTGGAACTTGTTGTTGAAATGTATGCCACTGGTCTTGTACTGGTCCATCGCAATCGGATAAATATCCATGATTAACAGTGCCACCAAAAAGAAAAAACATATCACAGACTTGATTTTTTCTACTTTCGTTATATTTCTTTACTTTCATAATTTCAGAAAAACCACTAGATTCAACAGAAGGGCCTTCATCTGTACATGTTGCGCTTGGTGGGTAACCATTACCTATTATATTTAAATCAAAACTTTTATATTTATATTGTAGCTCCATTATTCTTTGAGGATCTATAGCTCGCAACTCGGTAGTTCCTCCCTGGCTTATTATATAATTATTTAATGTTGTATAAGTAGTATTATCTTCTCCATTAACTGAAGATATGCAAATAGGTAAAAGATATGGTTTACTATTTACATCGATATAAGATTTTAAAGAACATGCACAAGATTGTAAATTGGTGTCATTTCCAATATTTATTTCTTTTAGAATAGTTTTAAGATAATCTGGGTAATTATCACTTGATTTTAAACCGCATGCCATAAAATTTATTACACAAAACCTCTTGACATTAATACTTTATAAGCTTATAATGTGTAAAGTTAGTTAGTTCTTTAACATTGGGCGCGTACTGGTTTCGATTTTAGAGATCGGAATTAAAATGCAAGTGGAGGTTGAATCGAGGACTCCTTAAAAAGTTTCACTTATATTAACTGCCAAAACAGCAAAATATAAAGGTCACATTTCTGCAAGAGCTTCTCTTGTTGAATTGACCGCTTCTGTAGCTTAAGTTCTACAGCGTGACTACCTTGACACATCTATTGGATAGTTGCGTAATTAGATGTCTTATTATTAATAGTTTTTTTATTCTGTTAATATTAAGTATTAAAAATAAACTCGCTTAGTATGTTTGTTGTTTATCTATACAAAGCTAAAAATAAAAACAACTAAACTTGTAGTATTTTAATTTAGATTTTTAAAAGACGTATGTTCAACTCATACCGCGTCCAAGTCCAAAACGATTCCATCGAGCTCCAATTTATATTAGAGAAGATCTTATTGCTAAGATATAATATTTAAATGGCAATATCTAAAATACAATTAAAATGTCTTTATTGCGGAAATATATTTAATAAATTAAAATCAGAATATAATAGAAGAATTAATAAAGGTAAAACTAAATTTTATTGTAGTTATCAATGTGTTGGTAAAGCTGATGTTGAAAAGAATCCAGATAAATTTAAAAAGTTTAGAGAAGCTAACGCTATTAGAATAAAAAAATATTGTGGATGTAGGCTAGACCAATACAGTCCATTTAAATATCATGCAAATAAAGCAAGATCACGAAGTAAACAAAAAGGATACATAACAGATTTAACCACAGAATATTTAAAAGAAATTTGGGATAAGCAAAATGGAATCTGTCCATATACAAATTTGAAAATGGAAATCGGCAGAACAAGCGCAGATGAAGATATTAAAAAAACTCCAATAAAAGCAAGCCTTGATAGAATTGATCCAAATATAGGGTATGTGCAAGGTAATGTTGAATTTGTGTGTTATTGTGTTAATGTCATGAAGAATGATTTTACTAAACATCAGATGGTAGATTTTATAAATGAAATTAAAAAGAATAATTTGCAGCAAAATGTGTAATATAAAGATATGGGACAACCACTAACAGATGATTTTTTATTTATAGATCTTGGAGATCCTCAGTGGCAACCGTATGATTTTAATGGAAGTTATAGTATAGATGGTGCGTGTGATGATGAAGATTTATGGCTTTATAATAACAACTGGGAATCATCATTAAATTTACCAATAGCAAAAAGTTATGATACCAATCCATCGCAAGGAGAAACTTTAACAGCTAAAGTTACTGTTAATGATAATTTAATAATGAAATTAATTGGAGATGGAATGAGAATTACAGAGTATAATGTCGATCAAAGAGATATATTTAATAAAGATGGAAAACTTAGAGAAATAGTAAATGCATTAAATGCAAAATTTCAACAAGCATTTGGTGATAAAATTGAAACACATTTTGCAGAAGATATAGCTACTAATATGTTATTAGAACTAAAAAGAATTAGAGCTAAGTATAAATCAGGAACAGATTCAGTATTCAGTAAAGCTGCAAAAATTGCTATGTTAAAAAGCAGAGATCCAACATCAAATTATGATGATATTTTTAAGCTTAGAACTTTTTGCAAAGAAGCAACTCTAGCGCTTTTAGGATTAGATCATGCAAATGGATTTTTTGATTATAATTTTGGCGCATCACTTCTATTTAGTCCATATAAAGTTATAACAACAAAATCTGGAAAGAACAGAATAAAAGGTAAAGCGAAATATCGCTATGGAAAAGATGGAGATAGAGAAATTTGTTCAAGATGTATTATTATATATAAAAGTGGATCAGAAAGACAAGCTAATGAAAATTTTTCTTTTGGTTTTAGAGCAGACGACACTTTCAGTGATAGCAAGTTTATAGAAGATGCTGTTGAAGCAAAGTTTAGAACTTTTAGTGCAGATCCAGCTAATTTTGAAACCACAATGAAAAATTGGTTAACTCAAGCAGCTGCAAGGGTAGGCGGATGGAAATCACCCATAGTAAAATTTGATGGGAATGGTATCGCTGTTAGAGCTAAAATTGGTTCTCCAAAAAAAGATGATCCTCAAAAAGCAGGAGTATTTAATGTTGCTTTTGCTTTTAATTTTGGAGAAGATAATGGATCTTTATGGATAGGAAATATGGCTCTTACATTTGTATTAAATGTAGATAATTATCTTTCAGAAGTTGGCAGAATTCAACAAATGAGAGCTAGATATAAAGAAGCAGTAGAAAATTATCAACGAAAACTTAAACAACTAGCCAAAGAGCTTGCTGATCAATATAAAAGAGATAATCCCGATGTAAATAAAACACAGCTTAATTTATTAACAGAATATGAACGAGGCGAAACAAATTATGCAAATAGAGATCAAAATGCACAAAACGGACTCTTAGATAAAGGTAATATTTTTGATAATCTAAATACTCCAGTTCCACCAGGAACTGGAGGAACAACAAATCAAGGCACCAATTGTTATGAAAATACAACTTCAGACGCATTGCTTTTTTAAAAATAAATTTTATATTTAATATATATTGATTTATAATGTTTTATTGAATATACTTTGGCCAGACATACATAAGAATCTTACAAAAAATATTGCAAAAGCTTTATACAAGCTTAATCATACTTTAATCTTACCAAGTAACGAATATGTTCCAACTAATTTGCCACCTAAACAATTTAATCAATGGGCATGGAACACGACTTGGACACAAGAAAAAGCAGATATTGAATTTGAATATAAAAATGTAAAAGTTTTAAATAAGCAACAAATCCTAGACCTTAAACCAGAAATAATATTTATTACTAGTTTTGAGAGTCAATTTGAGATATTAAATGAAATTTGGCCCCATTTAAAAGATAATAGCAAATTAGCTTGTTATAGTGGAAACGATTATTGGGATGGAGCTTATCCATTTTATATTATTAAAAATTATCTTTGTGCAGATTATGTTGGTTTTTGTTTAGCTAATAAATATAAAGTAAATCATCTTTATTATAAACCTTGGGTAGATTACGATAGATGCACCTTTGATGGGCCAACAGATGGAAATATAATTGGAATTTATATTTCAGAATACGAAAAGAATTTTAATCAAGAGTATAATATGAGCAAGTCATTACAACAAATTACTCCAGAAATAGATTATCACTATCATACAAGTAGCTCTCAAGAAGAATTAACTAAAACTCTTAAATCAAGCATTGCGACTCAACATATTAAACATCTTGAAGGATATGGTATAGCAGTAATTGAAAGCATGGCATGCGGAAGGCCAGTTTTTATGCATCGTCAAATGGCAAAGAATAAAAGTTTAATGAATTGGAGCATTGAGAATGTAACGGCTTTATTTTTTGAAAGTGAATACGAATATATAGCAAAATTAAAAGCATTATACGATAGCAAAGAATACAGACATTTTCTTCAATATACAACAGCTAATGTTATAAGACAAATTATAGATAATAATATAGAAACTGAAAAGCTTGGACATTTTCTTAATAATCTAGTATAATTTTAAATAGTGAAAATCTGGCTCTGCGGAATTACCCAAAACGAGAAACAGAATATTGATGATATGACAAAAGATATGTATCAATATTTTGATGGATTAATTTTTGTAGATGGTGGATCAACAGATGGCACATTAGAGATATTAAATGCAAGAAAAGGCCAAGGAAAGGTTATAAACCGAGAATGGTCAAATGACCACGATCTTCAAATGAACGGCTTCTTAAGAGCAAATATAATGCAAAATGGAGATTGGTTTATTATCCGCGATAGTTGCGAAAGGTTAGATGTAGACTGGGCAAAGAACTTACGTAATTTTATAGAAAATTTCCTAGAAAAGAATAATGTTAATAGTTGTGTTGATAGGCAAAAAGCTTTTCTTGTTAAGTATTTTGATGATATGATATTTCAAGGAAGTCCACATTGGGGCCTTCAAGGAATGAGGCCAGGATATATTGATCTTTATGAATATTATAATAAAAATCAAAAAATGTTTGCATGGGAGGAAAGACCATCTCAAAGAAAACATTATATTGATAGCGATATGAAGTATTATTTCGTTTACGGAAGATCAAATCATTGTGTTCTTCATTATTATGATAATGGTAAAACTCCAGAAAGATATCAACAGCAAGAGGATATTAGGCAAACTTTCAGAAGACACTGTGAGGGTTTGAATATAAAATTTAATTTAGATTCATTAAAAGATTACTGGAAAAATAATAGAATTGAGGAAAAAATGAAATTTTTTATTAATAGCGAAAGATTAATAAAAAGATTTTATAGACTTAATATTTTAAATCACACATTAGAACAAATCGATTCTTCAGAAGAATGGATGCTATAATGAAACTGCTTGATTGTTTTATGTATTTTAATGAGAAAGATATTGTATATCTTAGAATAAAAGAGTTATATGACGCAGTTGATTACTTCGTAATCAATGAGGCTACAAAAACTCATCAAGGCCAAGAAAAAGAATTATCTTTTTGGAAAGATGACAGATTACAAGAATTTAAAGATAAGATTATTTATTCACCAATAGAATTAGACGGAAGATTTGACTATTTAATGCCAAAATTTTTTCCAGACTCAAGAATTGGCGCAAAAGAACATGAACAAAGAATTAGGCTTTTCGAACAAATCGAAGGATTGAATTTAGATGATTCAGATATAATAATGATTTCAGATTGTGATGAAATTCCCAATAAAAATATACTTAAAGAAGTTTTAAATTATCCAGTTGTAGCATTAAATCAAATGTTTTTTGTTCACTATATTGATGTTTATACTAATAAAAATGTTACTGGAACAGTTTGTTGTAGGTATGACGAATTAAAAGCTTTGAACAATCAATGCTTTGCCATGGGATTACAAGTCTTAAGAAGAGAAAAAGATTTTATGCCAAGAATAGAAAATGGAGGATGGCATTATTCTTATATGGGTGGAGCAAAATCTGTCAGCCAAAAAGTAGTTTCAACATACGATGGCAATTTAAATTCCCCTTGGAAAACAGAAGAAGCTGCAAAAACTTTAATTGATGAAAGTATAAAAAATAATAAAAGTCCATTCTCTGATCAACCATTATCAATAATAGATTTTAAATATGTAAGTTTTGCAAATTTTAATTTTATTACTGCAAAGAATGGCAAATGGGAAAAAGGAAATTCGCTTTGCCAAGTTCACCCCAAAGCAATTGAATTAGATTTCAATGGAGAATTTGAGAATTTGAGGTATAAAAAATGAAAAATCCCTTCGATTTCTTCGAAAAGATTTATTGTATTAATTTACCATATAGAACAGATAAATGGAAAATTTGTCAAGAAGAGTTTGAAAAATTAAATATAAAAAATAAAGTTGAAAAATTTGATGGAATAAAATTTGATGGTGCTCATCCTTATATTAATATAAGATCTGCTGGATGTTGCGCCTCTCATAGGGCAGTAATCGCAAGAGCAAAAGAAGAAAACTTAAAGAATGTATTAGTATTAGAAGATGATATTCAATTTATAAATGATGTAAATAATCAATTAAGTCTTTCATTAGAAGATTTAAACAAGCAATCAAGGTGGGATATATTTTATTTAGGTATGCACGCTGGAAATCATGATATCAATAGACCCAATATTCCACCATTAGAAAGAGTTGATAAAAATTTACTAAGAGTCAATACGTGTCAATGTGCTCACGCACAAGCTTATAATAATCATATATTTGACTTTATACTTGAAAATGTTCCAACGCCAGATAAAACCATAGAATGGTTAACAAGAAATGAGGCGATTGATGGATGGATAATGAGAAACATACAAGTGCAAGGTTATTGCTTTTCAGTAAATGAAATAATAGCTACCCAAAGAATATCGTATTCAGATAATAATTTAGTAATGACAAGATTAGACCAACACTTTGTTGATCAATTTTATAAACATAGACCAATATGATAACATTTTCTCAATTAGGAAGATATGGGGCAATTGGAAATCAACTTTTCCAATACGCAACTTTATATTCAATAGGCAAAATAAATGGATATGAAGTTAAAATTCCAAAAACAGAAGAGCATTTTGACGAAGGCACATTCAGAATACAGCATTACTTCTTGAATTGTTTCGATAATATATCAGCGAATATTCTTACAGAAGAAGATTTAAAGCAAATAAAATATACTGCAAATTGGTCTTATAATTTTTACAATAAAAATATATTTACAATACCAGACTTTACAAATTTAGAAGGATACTTTCAATCTTACAAATATTTTAATATTTTTGAAAATGATTTAAAAAGACAATTAATCTTTAAAAATTATATAAAAGATTCTGCTCATAAGAAATATGATATAGATCCAGGTAAATTCTCTTCTGTTCATTTAAGATGTGGAGATTATGCTCACAGACAAGAGCATCATCCAGTTATGAATAAAGATTACTATACAAAAGCTTTTGATATAATCAATTCAGAAAATTATTTAGTATTTTCTGATACAATGCCAAAAGCAAAAGAAATTTTTCAACAATTTAAGAATATTAATTTTATTTATGTAGAAAATAACCACGCATTTGAAGATATGTATTTAATGTCAATTTGTCAAAATAATATTCTTGCAAACAGCAGTTTCGCTTGGTGGGCTGCATGGCTTAATAAAAATAACAATAAAGTTGTAGTTCCGTCGAATTGGCTTGGACCAGCATATAATGGTCAATGGAATATAAACGATCTTATACCACAAAATTGGAGTATTATTTAATATGCTTTTATCTTTAGAAAATTTAATCAATAAATATAATTGCAAGATTAATGGAGTTTTACATATTGGGGGTCATCATGGCGAGGAACATGAATCGTATAAAAAATATAACATTCAAAATATTATTTATTTTGAACCAATGAAATCTTCATTTGAGATATTAAAAAATAAAGTAAAAAACGAAGCAATTGTAATCAATAAAGCTTTAGGAAATGATAATAAAAAAGTACAAATGAATGTCGAGAAGAATAACCAAGGACAATCAAGCTCTATTTTAAATCCTAAAATTCATTTACAACAATATCCTTGGATTCAATTTACAGATAAAGAAGAAGTTGAAATGATTAAACTAGATGATTTTGAATTTAATAAAAATAATTATAATTTTATAAATATTGATGTTCAAGGATACGAACTTGAAGTATTTAAAGGAGCAACGAATACTTTAAATAATATAAATTATATTGTATCAGAAGTAAATAGAGCAGAAGTTTATGAAGGATGTCCACATATAAAAGATTTATGCGATTTTTTGAAAGAGTTTAATTTTGAACTAGAAGAAGTTGTTTGGGCTGGAGAAACTTGGGGCGATGCATTTTTCAAAAAGTATGAGTAAACCATTAATAAGAATAAAAGATTCTTGCTTTTCCCACGTTTACTCTTCGTCAGGTTGGAACAAGCCTAGTTATTTTGAATGGAAAAGAGACAATCTTCCATCCGATGAATATACTTTTATTACAGACGCTTATTTAACGCAAAATTTAGATTCAAATTCAATAGCGTTTTTGATAGAGCCTCCGTCTACAAGTCCATGGACTTATCAATTTGCATATCAAAATCAAAATAAATTTAAATATATTTTAACTTTTTCTGAAGATTTAATTAAAGTTTGTAAAAATGCATTGTTTTATCCATATGGAGGCACATTTTTTAAAGAAGAAGATTTTAATTTATATTCAAAATATAAAAATATATCTATGTTGTTGTCAAGTAAGCAGGATACAGATGGTCATAAATTTAGACATTTATGTAAAAATTTTATTTTAAACAAAGGAGTAGATGTTTATCAATCTTCTAATGAGGTTCGTTTTAATAAACTTGATACTTGCAAAGACTACAGATACTCAATAATTGTTGAAAATGGAAAGTATACTTCATATTTTTCAGAAAAAATTATTGATTGTTTTTTAACTGGAACAATACCAATATATAATGGTTGCCCTACTATAGATAAATTTTTTAATACAGATGGGGTAATTAAATTTAATTCATTAGAAGAGCTGGACATTATATTGAAATATGCAGATGAACAACTATATAATTCTAAAATTAATGCTATAAAACAAAATTTTGAATTAGCAAAAAAATACTTAATTGCAGAGGATTGGATATATAAACAATATCCATTCTTATTTAATATATGATACCAAAAATTATTCATCTTATATGGCTTGGAGGACAAAAACCAGAGAAATTTAACGCTACTCTAGAAAGAATCGCTAAAATAAATAATGATTATAAAATAATCGAATGGAATGATTCTAATATAGATTTTGAATTAGAGACTCAAGAAGTTTTTAATAAAACAGAAAATCTAGCAGCAAAATCAGATATATTAAGATTTGAACTACTTAAAAAGTATGGTGGAATATATATGGATTATGACTTCTTACAGATTAAAAAATTTGATGAATTATTAACTTATAATTTTTTTGTAGGAGCAGGCTTAGAAAATGAAGTATGGAATAGTATAGTAGGATCACAAAAAGAACATAAAATTTCTATAGATTTTTTAAATGGTTTAAAACAATCTCAACCAATCACAAAACAAACAGAAGATCAAATTGGATCGGTGATGTCTACAACTGGACCATATTATTTAGAAAAAATCTATAAATCTAATTCAAATTTAGAAAATATAAAGTATTTGAGTAAAAATTATTTCTTCCCTTTTCCAGGAGATCAAAGACAACTTGTAAGAGATATGAGCGAAAATTCATTAAAGCATATAGAATCTTTTGCTACAGAAGAAACTATTTGCATACATTTTCATACTTGTACATGGCAATGAATATATTAGAAACACCATTCATGATTAAGACTAATCATGAGTATCCTCCTAATAATAAAACTATATTCGAAGAGTATTTCTATAATCGGTTTGTAGAAAATAAACCCTTAATAAATAAAACATATTTGCCAATTTTTTGGACAAATTATTATATATCAAAAGGTTACGCTACTCAAGATATGTCTGAAATAAATAATTTTTTAGATTCTATAGATAAAAATAAAGAATATTTTACAATAATTCAATGGGATGATGGAATAGTAAACCCATTTCCATATAGCAATATTTATGTTTTTGGTCAAGGTGGAGGAGGTGGAAAATCATCTGAAGAATTATTCAATGGAACAATAGGAGACTATCCAATACCACTAAATTGTCAATCAAATCCAAATATTAAAACTCAAAATAAAGATATTTTCGCAAGTTTTATCGGCGTTATATATGGAAGAAATAATTGGATTAGAGAAAAACTTCATGATAATCTTAAAAATAAAAACGGATATTTATTTGAAAATTCTATAAGTTATGATGCATTTTCTAATGTAATGTCTAGAAGTATTTTTTCATTATGCCCAAGAGGATACGGAGCAACATCATTTAGAATATGCGAAGCACTTCAACATGAATCTATTCCAGTATATATTTTTGATAAACCATGGATTCCATTTAATGATATAATAAATTTTAATGATTATGGAGTTTTAATAGATTCAAAAGATATAGAAAAAATCGATGAAATATTAAAGAATATATCAGAAGAAGAGATTTACAAAAAATTAAATCTTGGCAAACAAATATATAATGATTACTATTCTTTTGAAGGATGCGCTAATAAAGTAATTACTAAATTAAATAATTTATGAATAATAGAGTTATTTTTTATATAGAACATCGTGGTCAAGATTGGATTTTCCATTGGATGATATATGTAATATCTGGATTAAGATATATAAATACAAATCTATCTAGAAATGGAAATGGATGCAATTGGGGATCATTGTGGGCACCAAATGTTAATATAGGAAAAGAGCAGAATATTAATTTATATGATCAATCGAAAGTTAATTCACCATTTTATATATGCTTTAGAAATGTTGAAAAATTTTTAGATTTTCAAAAAGAAACCCTAGATTTGATTAAGAATGAATTTATAGTTTTAATGGAATCTGACATAAAACTTGATGATATTGTAGTTTTTAATTATGGAGAAAAGATATTAGATAATCCATATCATATTAGTTTAGATGGATATAAATTTATCAAAAACTTATTTTTACCTAAAATCAACCTAGAGAATTCTAAACATAAAAATAAAAAATATTATTTAAGTAGATCCCGATCACACTTATTAAACGCGAACAAGAACGATTCAAATTCAAAAAGAAGACAAATTTTAAATGAAATAGAATTATCTGAAAAATTAAAAGAATTTGGAATTGAAACAATTTTTTTAGAAGATTATCAAATTAAAGAAAAAATAGATATATTTCATAATTCAGAATTAATTATTTCACCAAATAGCGGAGGCTTAACTTTTACAATATTTTCGACAGAAAATACGAAAATAATAGAAATCAATGTAGACAATCCAAATCAAATATCTCATCAATACAGAGATCAATGTAATGCACTTAATATTCCATATTATAAATATACAACTCAAAAATTGGACGGCAATGACAACATGATGATTGATGTTAAAGATTTTTCTAATTTTATAAATGAAGATCTGTAATCTAGACGCAGCAAGCAAGATTTTATTTTTACAAAAAGATAAAAATAATAGAGAAATTTATATATTTGATTTAAATAATGTACAATTTATAAATGATTTATACTATCCAAACGTTTTAGCTTTCTCTCAAGAAGAGTTAAAGATTTATAATCCAACAAGAGAAAAGATCATGTCTTTAAAAAACTTATCAAACAAAAGTACTTATGATGGCGAAATACAAAAAACTAAAAATATCTATGAAAACCCAGTATTCTACTTCATTTATAATACAGATAATTACTATCATTTTATTTATGACACTTTACCATACTTGATATCATTTAAACACCTTAAGCAAAAATACTCAAATTTAAAATTATTAATCAATTATCCTAATCATCAGAAAAATAGTTTCTATAAATTTGTTGATGAATTTTTAGAAATAATAGGCATAAAAAACGAGGATATTCTAATAGTAAATAAAGATACTTTATATAAAAAAGTTTATATATCTAGTTCATATACGCATGATATAGATTCAAATCTACCTCCAAGAGAAGAGATTTATTCTTTCTATAATTCAATAATTGAAAATATTAAACAAAAACATACGAATGAACAGCTACCATCAAACATATATATATCAAGAAGAACATGGATGCACAATGATTTATCAAATATAGGAACAAACTATACAACACGAAGAAAATTAGTAAATGAAAATGAATTAGTAGATATATTGCAAAAAAAGGGATATACAGAAATTTTTACTGAAAATTTATCAACAATAGAAAAGGTATTATTATTTAATAATGCAAAAAATATTATAGCTCCAATTGGAGGAGGAGTTTGTAACGCTTTATTTTGCAACAATAAAACCAATATTACTATATTAGTTTCTCCAACATTTTTAAATATTAATAATAGATTTATTTATTTATTCAAAAATTTAAATGTTAATTATAATCATCAATCAGAACATACCGAAAAAAGTGAATTCAAAAAATATATGAGAGTAAAATATGGAAATATAATAGGGGAAATTGAAGATATTAATAATAATGAATTATTGATAAACTATACAGATACAAATGTCGCTGGATGGAATAATCAAAATCAATATAAAACTATTAGTATTAATCAAAAATTCTGTCAAAAACTAGATGAAGGACTAAATTCAGAATGGATTTTAGATTTAAATTCAATAATATAATATATGAAAGTATACATACATCATTATCATCTTTTATCTGAAAGACTTGAGTATTTAGTTCCAGAATTAAATAAAAATGGCATTAAAGATATAGAGGTTATATACGGTATAAGTAGAAATGATATAAATGAATCTCATTTTTCAAAATTTTCAAATGATAAATCCTTAGTTAAAGATCGCACCAATTATACCGCTTGCCCCCATGATTATGATATTTTTAATCCATACGAAAGAACAGTTTTAGCAAATTTTCTAACTCATATAGAAATTTGGGAAAAGATAGCAAATGGAGAAGAGGATTATGGACTAATACTAGAAAACGATGCATTGTTACTTAATGATTTTGAAGAAAAATGGAAAAAATTAATATCAACAATTCCAAATGATTTAGATATAGCATATTTGCACAATGGATGTGGATTTACAGTTGAAAATAAACAAGGATTAAAAATAGAAAATAATAAAATTTGGTATTATTGCCCAATAAAAGAGTCTAGAACATGTTGCTCCTATTTAGTTTCAAAGTCTTTTTGTAAATTATTATTAAAAGATTTGTATCCTATAGCCTTGGGAGTCGATCATGAATTAAATTATTTACAAAAAAAATTAAATGCAAATGTTTATTGGGTTGAACCACCATTATTTCTTGAAGGGTCTGGCGTAGTATATCCTAGCAGTCATAAATAAAATTATGGAAAATTTTGGATTTATTATGTTAAGACATGTCAGTAATGAAGAATTTAATCTTTTTTGGCAAGAATGTTATCTTGCTATAAGGAAATTTTATGATAATAAAATTATTATACTAGATAATAACAGTAGTGAAAATTTTGTTAAAACAGATTTAAACTTAGAAAATTGCGAAATAATAAAAGCTCATTATCCACAGAATAGATTATATTCACCATTTTATCATTATTTAGTTAATGATTTTAATTTTGAAAAAGCAGTCGTCATACATGATGGAGTTTTGTTGAATGAAAAAATTGATTTTCAAAATATTGAAGATATAAAATATTTTTGGCATTTTGATACAAACTGTCCAAGTCAGAACTATAGAGAGATTAGTCAACTGAACTCATTGAATAATAGTAAAGATTTAATGGAACTTTATAATAGTAACTTATGGAAAGGATGTTTAGGATCAATGGCAGTAATAAGTAAAAAATTTATTCAAAAATTACAAGATAAATATAATATTATTGCTTTAGTTAATATGATTAATGACCAAGAAGATGCGATATCTTTTGAAAGAGTTTTAGCCGTTCTTTGTTATAAGGAAAAGCCAGAACTAGATCTAGACCCATCAATAGCTGGAAATATATCCAGTATGAATTGGGGTTATAGATATCATCAATATCATAACGATAAATTAAATAATACTATTCCAAAAGATAAAATAATAAAATTATTTGGAGCAAGAAAATAACTTTATTTCATTGTGAAAACTGCATTGTTAATAGCTGGATATTTACGTTCATTTAAAGTTAATCTTCCACTTATTAAAGATAGAATTCTAGATAAATTTAAAGATATTGATATATATATTCATATAACTAAAAATGAAACAAAAAATGATAAATATTTTAATATGACTAATGAGGTAGAGGATATTTCGTATATAAAAAATATTTTAAATCCAAAATCTATTCTTCTAGAAGATAATCTTGAAATTTTTAATAATTCAAAAGAAAACAATCTTCATAATACATGGATAAAATATTACAAATTAAATGAAATTAAAAAAATAAATGAAAAATTATATGGAGAATATGATTTAGTAATAAAATACAGACCAGATTTAAACATCACAATGGACGAAATCTTTCCAAAAGAATTAGAAGACAAGATATATATACCAGAAAAAAGTCTTATTGATAAATCTAAATTAGAAAATCCTAATGATAACTATATGTGCGATATATTTGCTTATGGTAAATCTAAGCTTATGGATCAATACTTTAATATATATAATAATCTAGAACAACTATCTAAGGAGCATGGATATACTCCAGAGACAATCATTTACGAACATTTAAATAAACAACAAATCCCATATAAACTTATTGATTTCGAGTATTCAATGATTTTATCGATATGCAATACTTTTGCAATTTGTGGAGATTCTGGATCTGGAAAATCTACTTTAAGCAATATACTTCAAGAGTACTTCTCGAATTCTTTCGTTCTAGAATGCGATAGATACCATAAATGGGAAAGGAATGATGAAAATTGGAAAAAGTTTACACATTTAAATCCAGAAGCTAATTATATAACGAAAATGGAAAATGACATTTTTGATTTAAAAATTGGCAAAACAATTCATCAGGTTAATTATGATCATTCAAATGGAAAATTTACTCAAAAAGAAAAAATAGAAAAATCAGACAATATAATAGTTTGCGGGCTTCATAGTTTATATTCAGAAAATCATGGGGCATATAATTTAAAAATATTCATTGATACAGATATTAATCTTAAAACTAAATGGAAAATAAAAAGAGATATGCAAAACAGGGGTTATTCTATTGAAGAAACGTTAAAACAAATAGAAGCAAGAAAAGAAGATTATTATAAATATATATACCCCCAAAGAGATAAATCAGATATTATTATTAATTTCTTTACAGATAAAGATTTTGATATAAATAAAATTGACGAAGAAGATACTGTTAATTTAAGGATTTTAATCAATAAAAAATATTCTTTGATAGATATATTAAGTCATTTATCCAAAAAAGAAATAGAATTCAAGATAAAGTCAAATAACGAGATATTTAATGAAATTGTTTTTTATAAATATAAAAAATGTAATATTTTAGAAAACTCAAACATATCTTTCGATAATTATTATGATTATATAATGTTTTTTATATTATCGTTACAACAAAATCATTAATGAATAAATTATTAGAATTAGCCCATTCTCTCGATAAATTCGTAGTAGGAATGGAAGGAAACGTTTCTCAAAGAATAAAAAATGATTTTTTAATAAAAGCTAGTGGATGTAGTTTGAAAAAACTATCCGAACAAGATCTTGTATTATGTAATATAAAAGGCAAACAAATTGATAATTTTAAAAAAAGACCTAGTATTGAGGGGCAATTTCATTCTATTTTATTCCAAAATATAAATATAGAATTTATAGCTCATACTCATCCAATTAATACTTTAAAAATTTTATGTAGTGAATTAGTAGAGGAATTTGCAAATAATAGATTATTTCCAGATCAAGTTGTTTTCAATGGAATAAAATCGTGCGTTGTACCATATGTAGCACCAGGAATTGAATTAGCTATAGAAATTAATAAAAGTATAAATATCTTTAATCAATTTAATAAATATTTTCCTAAGTTAATTTTACTTAAAAATCATGGAGTTATATCTTTGGGTTCTACCGCAGAGGAATGCTTGGTTGCAACAGAGATATGTGAAAAAGCAGCGGAAATTTTCTTAGGATCAAAATTATCAGGAAGCATAAATTTTTTAACTGAATCAGATCAATTAGAACTAGAAAAAGATCCAAATGAAATTTATAGAAAAGGTTTATTAACATGAAGGTAATATATATTGATATAGATGAAACAATTTGCAATACTCCAGAAAATAGAGATTATTTTGAAGCTACTCCAATAAAAGACAATATAGAAAAAATCAATAAACTCTATGAAAAAGGTAATACAATAGTATATTGGACCGCTAGAGGAAGTAGAACAAATATCAATTGGTATAATTTAACAAAAAAACAATTAGACGATTGGGGTGCGAAATATCATGAATTAAGAGTTGATAAACCATATTATGACTTATTCATAGATGATAAAAATATAAGAATTGAAGAATTAAAATGAGAAATAAAGTTTTATTAGTAATAAATGGGGAATCTTTTAGAGTAGGTCCTCAATTTTCCAGAGATAGAAATATAGATTCTGGGTTCAAAGGTCAGTATTTAAGTACTCTTTCTCATATTAGATTTATTAATACTATAAAGAAAAAATATGGAATGGATTCTGATGTCTTTTTAAGTACTTATACTTTTAATGAAGAATCTGATAGAAAATTAATCTCTTGGTATAATGATTATATTGTAAAAGTAGATATGTATGATCATTTATTTCCAACTGAAATGGATTTTGTAAATAAGACAATAGATAAACTATCAGAGTTAGATTTAAGTATTTATACACATATAATTTTTATAAGAATGGATTATTTCTTAAAAAAATATTTAAATGAAATCATTGAACTGTTTGATGATAAAGTTATGTTTAGCTTTTTTGATGTTAATCTTGGTGATAATACTGTAAATCATGGTTTTTTTGTAATACCTAGTATATATTTTGAACAATTGTTACAAAAAAGAGTATGGTCGTATCATTCATCCTATACACATACATCTATAAATAGTATGAATGTTGATTGTTATTTAAGATCATCTCATCTTTGTTGCCCTGGTGGAGATTGGAATCCTTTGTTTAGTTATCCAGGTAGATATGAGTGTTTAACATATCCAACTCAAATATCTAAAATAGGTAATTATAAAAATATAGATTATTATAAAGAACTATATTCTAACATAATAGGAACTGATACTATTATAGAAAATTTAAATAAAATAGACATTGAGGAGGCTATTGAATATAACTTAAATAAAATTTCAAATTAAATATGAAACTAATATCACATAGAGGAAATTATAATGGAGTATATCCAGATAGAGAAAATAAACCATCTTATATTGATACTACAATATCAATGGGTTATGAGGTTGAGGTTGATGTAAGATACATCAATAATAAATTTTATTTAGGACACGATACTCCAGATACAGTAATATCCGAAAGTTGGATTCTTGATAGAAAAGATAATATTTGGTTTCATTGTAAAGATTTATATTCTACTCAACAATTTAAAAAAATGAACTGTTGTATAAAATATTTTTGTCATTCAAGTGATGACTTTGTTTTAACAAGCACAAGTCATATATGGGTACATAATTTAGAATTAAAATTAGATGAAACTTGTATAATACCTCTTCTTGATGTGAAAAGTATCGAAGAGTATGATAATCAATTAGTTTATGGAGCATGCACGGATTATGTAAATTTTTGTAAATATAATTTACGCCAAAAGGGATTATGCTAATTAAAGATAATATTCAACTTATAATTCCTATGTCAGGAAGAGGAAAGAGATTTGCTCAAGCTGGATATAAAACATTAAAACCATTAATAGAAATAGATGGTTTTCCAATGGTTCAACATGTAGTAAATCTTTTTCCTGGAGTAACAGACATATCCTTCATTTGTGATGAAGCACATTTAAAAGAAACTAATATGTTACAAATATTAAAATCAATTGCACCCAAAGCTAAAATATTTGGTATTTCTAATAATACAAAAGGCCCAGTTAGTGCAGTTGATTCTATCAAAGATCATATAGATGAAAATAAAGAAGTTATTGTATCTTATTGTGATTATGGCACAGATTGGGATTTTGATAAATTCCTAGAAGTAACTAGAAACGGAAACTTTGATGGAGCAATACCATGTTATACAGGATTTCATCCTCATATGTTGGGTAGCGATAATTATGCTTTCTGTAGAGAAGAAAATAAAATACTTCTAGAAATTAAAGAGAAAGAACCATTCACAAATAACAGAATGAGTGAATACGCTTCAAATGGAACTTATTATTTTAAAACTGGATTAATCCTTAAAAAATATTTTAAAGAAGTGATTGATTTAGATCTTAATTTAAAAGGAGAGTATTATGTTAGTTTGGCTTATAATCTTTTGGTTAGAGATAATTTAAAAGTTAATATTTTTGAAATTAAAAAAATGCTTCAATGGGGAACACCATATGATCTAGAGATATATAAAAGTTGGTCATCTTATTTTAGTAATATTAAAAAACCTCAAACGCCAATCCACAATGATCCAGAAACTACATTAATTTTGCCAATGGCTGGAAGAGGAAGTAGATTTTCTGAAGAAGGTTATCTATTACCAAAGCCATTATTAGAAGTAGATTCAAAACCAATGATCATGCAAGCTGTTGATTGTCTTCCTCAATCACAAACTAATGTATTCATATGTTTATCAGAACATATTAAAAATTTTGATTTAGAACAAAAATTAAAAAATAAATACTCAAATTGCAAAGTTTTGTCTATAGATGAAACTACAGAAGGACAAGCTTGTACTTGTGAATTAGCTATTAAAAAGTTAAATTTAGACTTGGAAAAGCCTATTTTAATTTCAGCTTGCGATAATGGAGTTTATTATGATCAACAGAAATATTTAAAATTATTAGAAGATAAGAATAATGATATTATAGTTTGGTCATTTAGAAACAGCCAAACCAGCAAAATACATCCTAATATGTATTCTTGGTTAGAAGTAGATGATAATAATAATTTAAAATATGTTTCTTGTAAGAAATTTATATACGATGATCCTTTAAAAACTCATGCAATCATAGGGACTATGTTTTTTAGAAAAGCTAAATACTTTATTGATGGTCTACAAAAAAATTACGAATTAAATATAAGAACAAATAATGAATTTTATGTGGATGATGTATTAAATCAAAACATAAAAATGGGATTAAATATCAAAGTATTTGAGGTGGACAATTATATTTGCTGGGGAACTCCAGATGATTATAAAACTTATAATTATTGGAAAGAGTTCTTTGATAACAATAATTGATTTTCTTTAAAATTTTAATAAAATAATTAAACATGAATATCATTAAAATCATTCCAGATGGACACATGGAAATAAAGCATGTTACTGATATATCGAATTATTTAAAAGAATTTATTAATGATGATATAGATTTAATTTTAAGATCTTGGGAGCAAAGACTTAATTTACAAAACTTAAATAAAAAATTTATATCAATTGTTACATCTGCTGAAGGTCATCACTATATTCCAGAAGAAGTAAATAGCCCTAATTGCTTAGGAACATTTATGCATTACCATCCAAAAAATGGAGATTGTTGCGTTAAAAATAATTTTATTTCTATTAAAAATTTATATCCTCTTCCTTTAGGAGAAATATTTAAATTTAATGGAAATTCAGATTTATTATTAAAAGATAGAGAATATGATTATAGTTTTATTGGGCAATTTGATCCAGGCGCAAGAAGTGATTTCTATCCAGAAGTAAATAAATTAAATAATAATTATAAAAAAAATATTATTTTTTATGATGGATGGAATAAAGGGATTGGCTCAGAGGAATATTCAAGAGCATTATCCAACACAAAAATAGCATTGGTTCCAAGAGGTTCTGCGAGTTTAGATACTTTTAGATTTTACGAAGCCATGAGATGTGGGTGTATAGTTTTGACTTTAATACAAAATGAATATGAATTCATGATAAATAGTCCTCATCTTGAAATAGGATCGTGGTCTAACCTACAATTATATTTAGATAATATATTAAACAATGAAAATATTCAAGAGCTATCGAACAAAACCAAGGATTTTTGGGAAAATAATTTAAACTCAAAAGCTTCGGCAAATTTTATTTTAAAAAAAATAAATTATAATAAAATTTGACATTAAATTATATATAATATATAATATATACTTACTTAAATGAAGACTTATTCGTATAATGATTTATTAAATTTATATCAAAATAAAGTTAAAAAAGATAGTTCATATTTTATAAAATATCAAAATTTAGATCCATATAAAGATGGTAAAATAGAAGAGATGTTAAATGGCAAAGATTATCCAAGAGTAACATGTGTCTTAGATTTTAAAGAATGGATTTCCAAGTATAATATTGTTCCAGAAAAAATGCTTTATACATCAGATACTGATTTTGAGTTAAATTATATACAACCAAAATCAAAAGAATTATTAGAATATGATTCTGCAACTAATCATGGAGACTTGCATTCATTATCTTTAAAAGATAAAGATTATGATTTTGTTTTATTTTCTCAAACAATAGAGCATCTTTATAATCCATTTAAAGCAATTGAAAAAATTTATGAACATACAAAATCTGGCGGATTTGTATTTACTAGTGTTCCAACAATTAATATACCTCACATGACTCCAATACATTTTGCTGGAATATATCCAATGGGATTAGCAGTAATGTTTGAATCAGCTGGATTTGAAATCATGGAAATTGGTCAATGGGGAAATATAAATTATTTAAATTATATTTTCAATAATCAAGGATGGCCAGATTACCAGCATTTAATCCAGATTGGAAATGGAATTATAACTAACGAAGAGCAAAACATAGCTCAGTGTTGGTGTTTGGCCAGAAAAATTTAATATGAACAAAAATATAAAAGAAACTTATTATGGCAAAAAAATAGATACATCCAATATCTTAAATATTGAAGATGCTAGTAAATTAATTAATGGTAAAAAAACCATAGTAGTAACTGGAGTTACTGGTCAAGATGGTAGTCATATGGTAGATTTTTTACTCAAAAATACTGATTATATTATTTTTGGTGGGGTAAGAAGATTAAGCGTTTATAATCATGAAAATATTAGGCATATTAAATCTGATAGATTTTATCTTATTAATTTTGACTTAACTGACTCTCACGCTATCGCCAGAACAGTAGAGAAACTACAACCAGATTATTTTATTAATTTTGCAGCACAAAGTTTCGTTGCAAGTAGTTGGGATTTTTCCAGACAAACTTGGCACACTAACTCAACTGCTGTTTTGGATATTCTTGAAGCAATTAGATTATACAAGCCATCTTGCAGATTGTATCAAGCTGGTTCTAGTGAAGAATTTGGAAATGTAGAATATTCTCCACAAGATGAAAACCATCCATTAAAACCAAGAAGTCCATATGGAGCAAGCAAAGCAGCCTCTAGGCAATTGGTAAAAGTTTATAGAGAGTCTTATGGAATATATGCCATTCAAGGATGGTTATTTAATCACGAAGGAACAAGAAGAGGCGAAGAGTTCGTAACTAGAAAGATTACTAAAAATGTAGCTGGTATTTTTAATGCTATTAAAAATAATGAAGATTTTGCACCACTTGAATTAGGAAATATTGAAGCCAAACGAGATTGGAGCGATGCAGAAGATTTTATAGAAGGAGTTTGGATGATGTTGAATCAAGATAAATACAATCCAACCTACTCTGGAGAACCAAAAGAATATATATTTTCCTCAAATGAAACTCATACAATTAAAGAATTTGCGGAAAAAGCATTTCGATACGCAGGGATAGATGGAGAATGGATTGGAGAAGGTGAACATATTATGTTCATTAATAAAGATAAAAAAGTATTAATTCAAATTAATCCAAAATTTTACAGACCAGCAGAAGTAGAACTTCTTCTTGGTAGTTCAGATAGAGCCAGAAAAGAATTAAACTGGCAACCAAAGATTTCATTTGACAAACTTATTGAAAAAATGGTAAACTGGGATATTGAAAATCTCAAATCATAAACTTTGTCAATTAGTAGTTAAAAAATTTGTTAAAGGAAACATTAATTGGCCAAGGGAAATTAAAATTGCACAAAAGCTAGTTAAAAGATTCAATTCTTTTGATTTTTGGGATAATCTTAAAGAATTAGGAAGTCCACCACCTTCATTAGCTTGGTTTCTTAAACCAGAAGGAAAAGCCTTTATTCTAAGAGAATATGAAAGTTTTAATTTAAATTTAAATACACAAATAGTAAAACTAGAAGATAATAAAGTCCAAGATGATAAAAAGATTTGCAAAAAACCTAAAAGCTTGATAGAATTTATAAGATATGGCAAAAAAATCTAAAGAAGAAATTATTGAATCATCTGGCCCAAGCGCGTCAGATAGACTATTATCCTTTTTAAAGGAAAATAAAGAAGATCATTACAATTTTGAAGATGAAGTTTATTATAAAGTATCAACTGGTAGTTTAAACCTGGATATCGCCACAAGCGGTGGTTTATGTCCAGGTTTACATAGGTTTATTGGTATGAATGAGGGCGGTAAAACTTCAGAAGCACTCGAAGTAACAAAAAACTTTCTTAAGACAGTAGACAACTCTAGAGCATTACTTTTCAAAGCAGAAGGAAGACTAAGCAAAGAAATTAAAGATCGTTCTGGTATTAAGTTTGTAACTGATGCTAAAGAATGGGTTGATGGAACTTGCTTTGTGTTTGAATGCAATATTTTTGAAACAGTTTCTGAATTAATGAAAGATCTTATTCAGTCTAATGATGAAAATAAGAGATATATTTTTATTCTTGATTCAGTTGACGGCTTGATGACAAAAGGTGATTCTCAAAAGAGCATGACAGAAGCAACTAAGGTTGCTGGTGGAGCAGTTATCTCCTCGATGTTGATGAAGAGGATTTCTCTTGCACTCTCTAAACGTGGGCATATGGCAATCTTTATTAGTCAAGTTCGATCTGATATCAAACTTGACCCTTATGCAGCTAATAAGGATATTCGTCAAACTACCGCAACTGGCGGAAATGCGCTATTACATTTTGCTAATTGGATTCTTGAATTTGAACCAAAGTTTAATAAGGATCTTATTCTTGAAAAACCAAATGATAAATATGATCCAGTTAAGAATAAAATTATCGGACATAATGTTAAAATTATTATTAAAAAATCCACAAATGAATCTACAAATTCCAAGATTCAATATCCAATCAAATATGGTCGTAAAGATGGCTCTTCAGTTTGGAGAGAATATGAAATTATCGATCAAATCTTAGCTTGGGAATTTGCAACTGCAAAAGGAGCATGGGTTACTTTTTCTCATGAAATTATTGAAGAACTTAAAAAAGTAAATCTAGAACTTAAAAAGCAACATCAAGGAATAGATAATCTAAGATCTTATCTTGAAGAAAATAAACCAATTGTAGACTATTTCTATAACAAATTCATTAATACTCTTGCATCATGAGATTGTTGAATATTAACGGCAAGCTCGTTAATAAAAACGTAAGAAATTACGAGATAGACTGGGATGGAAAATGCAGAAGTAAATTGCAATTTAAATTCAAGCAATTCTTCTATCCTTACTGGAAAAATCATATTGTTTATGAAGAATTTCCAGTCTATGGAAGCATGCTTAAAGTAGATTTATTAAATGCAACTAAAAAGATAGCAGTTGAGATACAAGGCGATCAACACGAGAGCTTTAATAAGTTCTTTCACGATAATTCTAGATTAAAATATCTTCAAAGCATAAAAAGAGATGTTAAGAAAGAAAAATGGTTAGAGATGAATGGATTTAAATTTCTGGAACTCTATGAAAATGATTTAAAAAACCTATCACCACAATATATAGAAGAAAAGTGCGGAATATTGATTATTTAAGTGTAAAATTTTGTAGTGACAAATAAGAAAAAATTTAATTTTCCACCTGCTCTTTTAAAACAAATTGATGAATGCAGTTTTGGTGGTTATATTCTTTTTAATTTTTCTAATAAAGGCGAACCCCAAGTATATACAAAATTTGATAATCAAATAAATGCTATGGCTCTTTTATATTATTTAAATACATGGGGCCAAAGCGTTGATCAACTTAATTTAGAAGCCACCACAGATTTAATAGCTAGAAAAAACGAAGAAGAAAATTCAGAAGAACAAGATTAAAACTTGACTTTTAATTTCTAGTTTGGTATCATATATAAAGGATGATTTATTCTTTACAAGTAGAAAGACACGTATTAAGCGGGCTATTGAAGCATCAAGATTTATTTGCAGATATTGATGTATTTTTAACAGAAAATGACTTCTATAATGATGTTCATTGTACTATTTATTCAATATTCAAAAATATTAAACATAGAGGCGAAAACGTAGATAAAGTACTGTTAGCCGAAAAGATCAAGAATCTTGGAATCTCATTTAAAGATGAGATTAATATCTTTGATTATATTGACAACTTAAGCTTCTCACAAATTACGGAAGAAGCAACCATGGAAGCATGCAAGGAACTTATTAAGTTACGAGTGAGAAGAGAGATATCTTCAACGGCAGATAAACTTAAAGAATATGTAACAAAAAACTCAGATGAATCTCTCGATTCTATTATTTCTAAAATAGATCAGATTTATAATAAAAAAGTATCCTCTTATTCCGAAAATGATATGCCAATTAATATTTTTGAAGGAGTTGAAGATCTTATCGAAGAAATTGGCAATAGTCCAAAAGAAGATACTGGACTTATAACTCCATATTCTGAATTTAACAGAATGTATGGTGGTTTAAAGAATGGCAATATTTATGCTATTGCAAGTAGGCCAGGTCAAGGAAAATCAACTTGGCTAAATGATATTTGTTTTAAAACTTCTATTAATCCTAAGAATAAAACTAAAACTCTTATTCTTGATACCGAAATGCAAACTGTAGATATTCAATTAAGAATGGTTGCATCTTTAAGTGGTGTTCCAGTTTGGTATCTTGAAACTGGTAATTGGCGTAAAAACGAAGAAATGACCAAAAAAGTAAGAGAAGCTTGGGATAAAGTTAAAAAATACGAATACTTTCATTATCATGTAGGAAATAAAAATATTGACCAAGTATGTTCCATAATTCGCAGATGGTATCTTTCTAAAGTTGGAAGAGGAAACCAAGCTATGATCGCTTACGATTATATTAAACTAACTGGAGAAAAAGTTGGCCAAAACTGGGCAGAACATCAAGCGATTGGTGATAAGATAGACAAACTAAAAAGAATTTCAGAAGAAATTAATTGTCCAATTATTACAGCCATGCAATTGAATAGAACTGGTGAAAGTTTTAATAGAAAAGGTTCAGAGGTTGTTGATGATAGCTCTGTAATTTCACTTTCAGATAGATTACAATGGTTTGCATCATTCGTAGCAATCTTTAGAAGAAAAACTCTAGATGAGATTACTCTTGATGGCCAAGCGTTTGGAACTCATAAGTTGATTCCAACTAAAACTAGATTCCAAGGAAAAGACGCAGCGGGTCATCAAGACTTGGTTAGAAGACTAGATTGCACTGGCAAAGAAGTCTGGTCACAAAATTATTTAAATTATAATGTTCAAAATTTTAACATCGAAGAAAGAGGATCGCTCGCAGATGTAGCAGAGCGTCAAAGAGAACAATACGAACTTAATGATGCAAATGCAAACGATGGAGAACTATTATGAACGTAGACTTAGTATCAATTACAAAACCAGAAATAAAAGGAATTAAAAATCCAGAAGACTTGGTTGCATTTTGCGCTAGAGTTAGTAATCCATCTAATCAGATGAATGTTGAAACTGCTCCAAAACTATTAAAATTTTTAATCAAACACAAACATTGGAGTCCATTTGAGCTTGTTGATATGTGCGTTGAAATTAAAACTAGCAGAGGAATTGCAGCTCAAATTCTTAGACACAGATCATTTAGTTTCCAAGAATTTAGTCAAAGGTATAGTGTTGCAAATGAGTTTGAAGATATCGAACTTAGATTACAAGGAGATAAGAATAGGCAAGTAGGTGAAATTCTTATGAAAACGAATACCGATGCATATGATAAAGTCAATGAACTTCTAATAGAATCCCTATCCCTTTCTCAACATTGTTATGACACAATGATTGAAAATGGAGTTGCGAAAGAAGTAGCAAGAATGATATTACCACTAACAACTCAAACCACAATGTATATGAAAGGTTCATTAAGAAGCTGGATTCATTATATCGAATTAAGAACAGAACAGAATACTCAAAAAGAACATAGAGTAATTGCAGAAAAATGTAAAAAGATTTTCATTAAACAATTTCCTACAATAAGTGAGGCTTTAGAATGGAAGAGTTAAACGTATATCAAATCTTAACAGATCTTGGTTACCAATTGAAAGATTGTGGAAAAGAGTTTAGAGCCAAACCCCTATATAGAGATAGCGATAATGACTCCGTATTGAGAATATACAAAGATACTGGTAAATGGGTAGATTTCAAACAAAACATGAGTGGAGACATAAACTCATTAGTAAAATTAACACTTAAATTAGAAAATCCAAGTGAAGCGCAAGAATGGCTTAAGAATAAAAACTTTGCATTTAAAAACCCAACAGAACCACAAAAACCGCTTATAAAATCTTCTAAAAAATTTGACACAGAAATTCTTTCTAAACTACAAGACGATCAAGAGTATTGGCTAAAAAGAGGAGTAGATATTGAAACATTAAAAATTTTTAAAGGCGGAGTTGCAAAAATGGGTAAGATGAAGAATAGATATGTATTCCCTATTTTTAATGCTAAGAATAATATTATAGGATTTTCTGGAAGAGATATCACTACTTTATCTAAGATAAAGTGGAAACATATTGGTGAAAAAACAGAGTTTGTTTATCCATTATTCATCAATTCAGAAATCATACAACAACAAAAAGAAATAATCTTAGTTGAAAGTATTGGGGATATGTTGAGTTTATGGCAAGCTGGAGTTAAGAATACTCTTGTTACATTTGGAACTAGTTTAAGTTTAGCTATTTTAAATTATTCTTTAAAACTTGATCCCAAGAAAATCTATATTAGTTTGAACAATGATTCAAATAAAAATAATGCTGGAAATATTGCGGCAGAAAAAACTCAAGCTAGATTAAGTAGATACTTCGATAAAAATCAATTAAAAATAGCTTTACCACCTAAAAAAGACTTTGGTGAAATGACCAAAGAAGAAATCGTTCAATGGAAAAACAATCTTTAAAAGTACTATCAGCCTCTAGAATTAAAACTCTTGAGACTTGCTCTTGGGTTTACTGGAATAACTATCACACCAAAGTTCCTCAAAGTCAAAATGACGGAGCCTTAAGGGGAACTATTTGTCATACAATTTTTGAATTGCTATTGAATAAAAGACATCTTAAAAATTACAAAAGAATAATAAAAAAGAACGCTATTGATGGAGATAAAGGCGTAGATAAATTAGTTAAAAAACTATCAGTAAAAGTTAAACTTGATGAAAGTAATTATAAGCTATTAAATGATATGATTTTGGTTGGTCTTAAGAATGATTTCTTTGGAGAAGGTGGAGAAATAGTTAAACCAGAGTATGATTTTGATATTAAAAATGATGAACCAAAATATCATATTCGTGGTTTTATAGATAAGCCTATTAAAATTAAAAAAGAAATGCATATAATCGACTATAAAAGCTCCAAATATAAGTTTAGGGGTGATGACCTTGAAGCTAATATTCAAGCTATGATGTATAGTCTAGCTAGTAAAAAACTATGGCCAAAATTAAAACCAATAGTAAAGTTTTTGTTTCTTAGATTTCCAAAACAACCAATTCAAGAACTAGTATTTGATGATAATCAAATTAAGGGATTTGAGCATTACCTTGAACACATTAATGATTATGTTAATAAATTTGATGAAGAATCCGCTAGATCAAACTTTGCCGTAGATAGCGTTAAGAATAAATGGATGTGTCAAGTTGGTGGATGGAAATGTCCATATAAAGATCCATACAAATATTATGTTAAAGTAAATGATCAAGGCGAAGTAGTAGAAACTAGTCTAGAAGATAACTTTAAAGATATTAAAGGATTCAAAGTAGAAACTCGAACATACGAAGGATGTCCTAAATTTCAAACTAGTTCTACTAAAGATGATTTTCTTGATGATTCAAAAGACGAATTTTTAGATTGATATATTTATAAACTCTTGTTATATTGGTAAAAATGATACCTTTATTTAAATCTCATTATTCTTTAGGAAGATCTATTCTCACTTTAGAGGATAAGTCCGAAAGAGATGAATATCCAGATTCTATTATTCAAATAGCTAAACAAAATAAATTAAAAGAGATATTCTTAGTAGAGGATAATATGTCATCATTTCTTGAAGCTTATACGAACTGCAAGACAAATGACATTAAATTGAATTATGGATTAAGAATTTCAGTTACAGAATCTATGGTTGATAAAACTGATGAGTCAAGAGCTAAAAACTCAAAATTGATACTTTTCTTTAAAAATAAAAAGGGTTATGAATCTTTAACTAAATTATTTAGTATTGGGGCAAAAGATGGTTTTTATTATGAACCTAGACTAGATTATGCAATAATAAAGAATAACTGGTCAGATGATTTAATTATGGGTATTCCATTTTACGATTCTTTCATTTTTAATAACACTTTAAAAAATAGTATATGCGTTCCTCAAATAGATTTCACAAAGCCAGTAGTATTCATTGAACAAAATGAATTACCTTTTGATTTTATTATCAAAGACAAAATGTTATCATTTGCAGAAAAGAATAAGCTAGAAGTTTTTAATACAAAAAGTATTTATTATACTGATAGAAAAGATTTTAAAACATATCTAACATTTAGATGTATTAACAACAGAAGCGTTTTAAATAAACCAGATATCGAGCATATGAGTAGCAATGAGTTTTGTTTCGAAAGCTGGAAGGAAAATAATTAAATATGGATGAACATCTCTTAAGATACGACAAGAATAAAACTTTAGTTTTTATAGATTGTGAAACTTTCAATCTTTGTTTAAACTTTTGTCATAATATCCCTTGGCAAATTGCAATGCTTAAAGTTCAAGGCGATAAGAAGATTGATCAAAAGAATTTTTATTTAAAATGGCAAACAGATTTAAAAATTAGTCAAGATGCAGCCAGAATTACAAGATACGATCATAAAAAAGTTCAAAAAGAAGGTCATGATCCAAAAGAAATATTTCCAACTATTAAAGATTGGTTAGATAATGCAGATTATATTGTTGGTCATAATACTCTTGGATTTGACATTTATCTTATAAAAGAGTATTATAAATACATGGGCTGTAATTGGCATCATCTTGTGAATAAATTTATTGATACAAATGCAGTAGCAAGAGGCATAAAATATGAGATGCCTTATAATTCAAAAGATAACTTAATTGAATATCAATATAAAATTCTTCATACAAGAAAAAAGAATGTAAAAAGTTCTCTGACTTTCTTAGGTAAAGAAAATGGAATAGAGCATGATTATGAAAAACTTCATGATGCTATTAATGATCTTGACTTAAATTTAAAAGTATGGAATAAATTGAAGTGGCAACTAGAGGTATAATATGGCATCATTAGATGATATTTATGATATAATCCAAAAACTAGAAGATGGTGGAATAGAATATTTACTTATTACTGTACAAAAAGGTAAGAAACAAGGCAAAGCAGATGTATTCTTTAGTTTAAAAGATAAAGCGTCTATGAAAATATTAGCAACTGGATTAGATGCCTTTAATAAAGAAATAGATAATATTGACAAACAAGATGAAGACGATGAATAATATTCTAAAAGACGAAGCGCTCTCTAGTAAATTTACTAGGACTGATCTTGGATTACATGGAGTCAGACTTCCAGAATTTAATATCGATACATCATTAAAAAGACATCTTAATATTAGCGAAGATGTTTCTAATTATGATTTTCTCAGAGCATTAGCTTTAAATGGTTTTAAGGATTTAAAAATAGAAAAAGACAATAAAGATTACAAAAAATATATTGATAGAGCAAAACATGAACTAGAAACATTAAAAGAATTAGGATTCACAGATTATATTTTATTAGTATGGGATGTTATTAACTTTTGCAAGACAAGTAATATACCAGTTGGATTAGGTAGAGGTTCAGCAGCTGGTTCACTTATTCTCTATCTAATCGGCGTAACTAGAATTGATCCAGTTAAATATGACCTTTATTTCGAAAGATTTATATCTAAGATTCGAGCTAAAAAGCAGGTTATTGATGGAATAACGTATCTTGATGGTAGTTTAATGTGCGATGTTGATTTGGATATTTGTTATTATAATCGTCAAAAAGTATTACAGTATTTAGAATCTAAATTTAAAGGTAAAACTAGCAAAATCTTAACGCTCAACACCTTGAGTGGAAAACTATTAATTAAAGAATGCGGTAAAATTGTTGGAGAAAAGAGCGAAGAAGAAATGACGAATATTTCTTCGTTGATTCCAAAAGTTTATGGTCAAGTTAAAGATATTAATACGGCATATGAGGAAGTAGAAAAATTTAAAGATTGGTGTGATGAAAACAAAGAAACATTTCAAATTGCTCTAAAGTTAAGAGATCTTATTAAAAATAAAGGAGTTCATCCATCTGGAGTTCTTCTTTCTTATTATGATTTAGAAACAGTATGTCCAACAGAATTTTCTTCTGATAAAGAACCAGTTTCAAGTTTTGATATGAATTGGGTTAGTTTGTTTAATATTAAACTTGATATTTTGGGATTAAGAAGTGTTTCTGTTGTAGATGATGTTTGTAAAAATATTGGCATTAAAGTGGAAGATATTGATTTAAATCATGAATCTATTTACAGAAATCTGCAAGATCTAAAGTCTCCTCATGGACTGTTTCAAATTGAGGCTGAAACTAATTTTAGAGTTTGTCAAAAAGTAAAACCAAAAGATCTTGAAGAACTTAGCGGAGTATTGGCTCTAGCAAGACCTGGAGCATTACAATTCGTAGATAAATATGCTGCTCACACAAATTATCAACAATCAGAAAGTATTCATCCATTCTTTGACGACATTCTAAAACAAACTGGTGGAGTAGCATTGTATCAAGAGCAATTAATGAAGATGGCTAATAAGATTGGATTTACTTTGGATGAAGCAGAAATCTTGAGAAGAATCGTGGGTAAAAAGAAAACTGAAGAAATTAAAGCTTGGAAAAAGAAGATCGAATCAAAGATCAAAGAAAATAAGATACCTAAAGAAGTAGGAGAGATTCTATGGAAAATTTTAGAAGATTCTGCTAATTATTCATTTAATAAGAGTCATTCGTTGGCATATGCAGCTTTAGCAGCAGTTACAATTTATTTGAAATTTAATTATCCTCAACAATTCTTCTTATCTTTATTGAAAATGAGTAGAAACGAACCAGACCCAATTGGTGAAATTTCTAAGATTCAAAAAGAAATGCATGAATTTGATATCAAACTTCTTCCTCCGCATATCATTAAATCAGAAATGGACTTCTCAATAGAAGATAAAGACATTAGATTTGGATTATTGTCAATCAAGGGAATTAGTGATAAATCAATTGAAAAACTAAATAGCTTCAGAAATAAGTATTCTAATAAGTTCGAAATCTTTCAAGCAGCAGAAGAAGCTAATCTTAATATCGGAGTCTTATCTTCTTTGATTCAAGCAGGAGCATTAAGTGGTTTCAATCAATCTAGAAGTAAAATAGTATTAGAAGCTCAATTGTGGAATATTTTAACATCTAAAGAAAAGAAGTATTCAATTTCATTCGCAGATAAGTTTGATTATGACTTGATTAAAATTATTAAGCATCTTAATAAGTTTACTGACGAAAAGAATCATTTGGTTATTAAGGATACAAGACTAAATACCATCAAAGCAAAATATGCACCATATCTTGAAATCTACAATCAGAATAGTAAAAGTGAAAGTTTTGCTAATTGGTATTATGAAAAGAAACTTTTGGGATATACATATAATAAAAATCTAAGAGATATCTTTGCCGAGAAGAGAGAAAACCTTAAATATATTAGCGATATTATAGATGAACCAGTTAATAGCAAGGTGGCATTAGTTGGTCAAATAGAAGAAGTATATACTGGCGTTTCAAAAAATGAAAAGAAAACCAGATACGTAAGATTAAAAATATCAGATGAAACTAGTTCAATTAGCGTATTAATATTCAATGATAATATTGAGAATAATAAACTATTAAATAATAAAGCTTTTGAAGAAGGAAATATTGTTATCGCAAAGGGTTCAAAGAGAGATGATTGTATATTCGGAGACTTGATAGCTATTCAAGATCATCAAATTTATATGAAATTAAATGATTTAAAAAAGACAGATAAAAATAATTGACATTTTTAAATATAGATAGTAACATAAAGTAATATGATATCATTTTATAAACCAAATAGTAAGAATACAGGCACAGCTTGTAGTTTTAGCGTAAATTCGAAAGATAATTCAGTATGGGGATCACTAATCAAGCAAAGTTCTTGGAATGACGCGAAAAAGATTGGATCTTTTTCGGAAAATCAAAACAATCCAAGTAAAAGTGTTAAAGTTAAATTTTCACTTACAGAAGCAGCTGGGCTTCTTGATGCTTTAGAAAGAAATACGGAATTTTCAGCTTATCATACTTCTGAAAAACAAATTACTAAAATTAAATTAGCCCCTTATATTAGAGATGAAAAACAAGTAGGGTTTTCGTATAGCGTTAATAAAGAAGATAAACAAAACGTAGAAAACAAACAATCTTATTTGATTGGTTTTTATTTTAACGAAGCAAGACTATTGAAAGAATTTTTAAGTTATTCTTTAAATTCCGTTTTCGAAGCCCAAAGAATTGAAGCTATTAAGAAAGCGAAAAATTCAACAAAAGAAACCAAAGACGTTAGCGCAACTAATCAAGAAGAAGATAGCGAACTCTGGTAATGGAAAGAAAAAAGAAAGTTCTAATACAAACAGATTTTTCCTTAGCCAAAACAGGCTTTGGTAGAAATGCTAGAGCTTTACTTAAATATTTATATTCTACAAATAAATATGATTTAGTTCATTATTGTTGCGGAATGACTTATGATCATCCAGAGTTTAAAAAGACCCCTTGGAAATCAGTAGGTTCACTTCCCAACACTCAACAAGAATTAGATCAATTAAATAAAGATCCAAATTTAGCTAGAATGGCTAGTTATGGAGCGCATTATCTAGATCGAGTAATTAATGATGAAAAACCAGATGTATATTTTGCGGTACAAGATATATGGGGAGTAGATTTTGCTATTGAAAAGCCTTGGTTTAATAAAATTGCATCTGTAATTTGGACCACATTAGATTCTCTTCCTATTCTTCAATCGGCTATCACTAATGCTCCAAAAATTAAGAACTATTGGATTTGGAGTAATTTCGCTACAAAAGCTCTTCACAAACTTGGATATAGTAATGTAAAAACTGTTCATGGCTCTTTAGAAGACAAAGATTTTTATCGTTTATCAGATTTTGATAGAAATCAACTTAGAAAAAAATATAATATTGCTCAAGATGCATTTATTATTGGATTCGTATTTAGAAATCAATTAAGAAAAAGTGTTCCTAATTTACTTCAAGGATATGCATTATGGAAAAAAAATAATCCTCAAATTAAAAATACATATCTACTGCTTCATACTCATTGGGGAGAAGGATGGAATATTCATAAACTAGCAGCAGAAGCTGGAGTAAATCAAAATGAAATATTAACAACTTATGTATGTAAAAGTTGTGGAAGTTATGAAATTAAAAATTTTACTGGACAAGATTTAGATTGTAAATTTTGTGGATCAAAGAAAACTCAAACTACCACAAATGTTGGTATTGGAGTTACAGAGTCTCAATTAAATGAAGTCTATAATTTAATGGATGTTTATTGTCATCCATTCACTAGCGGAGGACAAGAAATCCCAATTCAAGAAGCGAAACTAACTGAATTAATTACATTGGTTACAAATTATTCTTGCGGAGAAGAAATGTGTGAATCTGAAGCTAACTCCCTGCCATTAGATTGGATAGAATACAGAGAACATGGAACAGAATTTATTAAAGCATCAACTCTTCCAGAGTCAATAGCAAAACAGTTAAATATAGTATATAAAATGCCAATTCATCAAAGAAAAGAGATTGGTAAAAAAGCTAGGGAATGGACTATTAATCATTTTGCAGTTAGTAATGTCGGAAAAACTATAGAAAATTTTATTGATAATCAAAAATTAATTGATTGGGATCAAATAAAAGAAAATCCAGAAGATAAAAAAGATCCTTATTTTCAAATTCCCAATATAACAGATGATGCAGAATGGTTAATTTTTATGTATCATAATATATTAAAAATGAAAAATGTTGATCGTAATGATTCTGGACATCAATACTGGATGGGTGAATTAGCCAAAGGAGCAAAAAGACAAGACATTGAAAATTATTTTAGAAATGTAGCTTTAAAAGAAAGTGAAGATAAAAAACAAGTTAAATTTGAAGACTTGCTTGATCCAAATGATAAAGGTAGAGTGGTATATGTTATGCCAGAAAGCGCTGGAGACATTTTCTTAAGTACTGCATTATTTAAATCTATTAAAAATAGATATCCAGATTATAGTTTATATGTATCTACTAAACCTCAATATAAGGACATTTTAGATGGTAATCCATATATCCATAGGTGGATAGAGTATAATCCAATTATGGATAATTTGATTTGGCTAGAAGGAAATAATCAACATGATGGTTATTTTGATATTGCTTATTTACCTTATACATGTACTCAAAGAAATTTAAATTATCTGCACAATGGCTTAGATAAAATAGAATTTCAATTGAGTTAATATATCATAAATAAATGAGACTTCTTGATACATACGCAACAAATACTGGTTCAAAAATCGATAAACCTTTTATTTATACTAAATTTTTTCCATTACCTTTAGATAGATATATAACACTTCAATCTCAAACTCCATATGATTCAAGAAATTACTCTTTTTGGCAAGAAGTTATAGACATAATAGTTCCATATTTATCAAAAGAAAAAATACACCTTGTTCAAGTTGGAACTAAAGATGAGAGGCCATTAAATGGAGCGATTAATTTATTAGGTCAAACTAATATAAATCAATTAGCTTATGTAATAGAAAACTCTACTTTACATTTTGGAGCGGATAGTCTTTGTGTTCATTTAGCTTCATATTTTGATAAACCTATAGTTTCAATTTATAGTATAAGTAACCCAAATGTAGCTGGTCCACATTTTGGAGATAAAAATAAACATATTTTATTAAAAGGATACGAAAGGATAGGAAATAAAAAACCATCCTACTCTCAAGTAGAATCGCCAAAATCTATTGATACAATTAAACCAGAAGAAATTGCTAAATCAATTTTACAATTATTAGATATAAAATATAATGACATACCAGAAACTATATTTTTTGGAACAGATTTTAATGTTAAAAGTTTCGAAATTATTCCAGATGAAATTTTAGATCCAAGTTCAATACCAGTAGAAAATCCAATCGTAAGAATGGACTATCACTTCAATGAAAAAGCTTTAGAAATTATAATTTCTATGAAGAAAAGTATTATTTTTACAAATAAACCCATTAAAAAAGATATTATTGAAAAATATAAACATAATATTAATCAATTAATTTATATAATTGAAGAAGATAATGATGTTAATTTTGTTAAACTATTAAAGAATAATTCGATAAATTATGTACTTTTATCATTTTTACCAGAAGAAGTTTTAAATAATTTTAAATTAGATTATATGGATTATAATTTAATTGTTAATAGGAAACATAAAACTAAAGAAGATACAAAAATAGAAGATATAAATAATCTTTATTATAAATCTTGTAGAACGTTATTTTCATCAAAAGGTAAATTTTTATCCAGATATGATTGGATTAATCGAAATGGTAATAAAGTGGTAGATCATCCAGATTTTTGGAAAGAAGCTGATAATTTCTATATTTTTAAGTTGACTTAATATACAATCCGTAGTATCATTACTAAATGAGTCCTAAAATTAAATCAGAAGAAAATACAATTTCAATTGGTAGTTCAGAGCTATTCAATGTTGTTAATAAAGGATTGGATGTTAACATTGAAAATGCTGCAACCCCAACATCTCAAGTTACTCCTCCAAAACTGGTAACTAGAAATCAGTATGGTCTTATCGAAGATCAGACCTTAAATTATATATTTAATGATGATGGAACTATTAACTGGCGTAAAATGGTTAAAGTTGAACATCTTGTTCCTAATAGACAAAAAACTCAAGAAACAGATGTTTCAAAACTTCAAGATAAAGATCTTCTTATACTTTTAGGTGGAATCAAAGAGCTAGCTCAAATTAGGGGTTATACTAGCGTTGAATACAAAGTAGTTGCAGCTTCTGAAAATTACTTCGCAACAAGCTGCAGAATTACTTGGCTACCAAATTATGAAACTGGTGGAAAAGAAGTGATTTTTGAATCTCTTGCTGATGCCACTTTAAATAATACAAAGAGTTTCGCCAGATTCTTCTTGGCTGCGATTGCTGAGAATAGAGCATTTGTTCGCTGTGTGCGTAATTTCTTAAAGATTAATATTGTTTCTCAAGAAGAGCTTGGGGATGCTAAACTTCTTGATGATTCTTCATCTGTAAATGAAAACCCAACATCTCCTCAATCATTACTTGAAAAAGTTATGAAAGAAAAGAATATTAATTTTGAAACTCTGAAGAAAAGATTAGTCAAAGATAAATTCGATAACGCAGAAAATTTAAACTCTATCTCAGATATACCCAAAGTTAAGTTGTTTGAATTAATAGATCGAATTAAAAAAATTAAAGATTAATAATCTTTATATTTTACTAATTGGTTTCTAACAAAGTAAAGATTAATAAAAAATCCACAAAAAGCACTTAATAAGTTACTAAAATAAGAGTAACTTAACAGATCAAGGGGATTAATAAAAAAACTAATACCCAAAGATATCCAAAAACTAGAACATTCATGACAAAGTAAAGGTTTATGAATATATGGTATCTTAGCTAGAAAATTTCTAAAAGGTCTAGCAATTTCAGTATCACTCCAAGCATAAGTTACCCCCAAGCAAACAAACAAATATGCTAAGAATTGATAAAACATTTAAATAAAATAAACAACTAATTTATCTTCTTTTTCTACAACGGAAAATGATTTAAAATTGATTTTTTCTTCATTTAGTTTTTTAGCAAGATTTTTCCAATCTTCTTCTGTTTTGCCAATTTCAAATATTCTTCCACCGCTATTTCTGAACATGTTTTGTTGTATCATTTGCATATGGTTCTCCATTGGATTATTTGGTATTTGTGTTTTTTTAATTTCTTCTGTTTTTTCTTGTGTTAATTTCTTAATCTCTTCATTATTGATGAGATTATTAAAGTAATCTTCTTCAGTAGCAATTTTTCCTTGAAGATGAGCTTTTACTCTACCCTTACAAGAGCAATTTGGATTATTTCTAGAACTAGTAAGATCAGCCAAAATTTCTGGAAACTTATCTTTAAGTGAATCAAAGAATGTATCATTCTTCATAAAAGTATTAAAAAACACTGGTGAATTTAGAAGCTCTTGAAATGTCATATTTATTATATTATAGTATACATATTATAGAAAATCTAAAAATTATGGTTGAAGATAAGATACTCTGTTCTGATTAAACGTTGCTTCACGATCACTACTAAGTGAAGAGTTAATATTAGCGGTTGTATATACGAAATTAAATGTTGCTAAATTTGAATTAGATTGATACTTTTTTATTGATATATACTCACTACTAGGAGCAATATAACCTGAACTTGGCAGACTCGAAGCATTTGAATGCGTATATATAGTATTACTTGCGCTAAAATCAAGATTTACTTCTTGTTTTATTGGGTATTGAATATATACAGTATCTGGTAAATAATTACCAATAGTATAATTAGGAATACGATTTACATCAATATTAATTCTAAATGATTCAAATCTATTCGTAGCAGCAATTGCGATATTTGTATCTATAAAACATGGATCTCCAACATTAAATGTATTTAAATTTACTGGTTTTGGGGTAAAAGATACCGCAGAACCTGGCCAATTAAAAATAACTCCTCTTATATCAACCGTTGGATATTCTCCTAGTTTATAATTTAAAGAATAATTAGTCAAATATCCATCTGTAAACGTTACATATTTATCATCATATTCAACTTTACCAGAAAATGAATTAATTCCTGTATATTGTAAAAATCTATCACTATCACTTAATATGTAAGATAAACTAAACTCTGCAACTGGTAAGCCATTTTTTGTATAATTAATTGAATCATTTATAGATATTTGTGGATTTACTTTTAGATCAATTCCAATATCAAAGCTTTTTACTCCAGATACTAAAGAATCATTTAGATAAAAGTTTTGATTTTCTATAGTATATACATTAAACATTAACTATAATTACACTACTTTTAAGTGTAAAATATAGGAGGTAAAAGGTATATGGCAAGTATTTACGATACAGTTCCGACTTGGAGCCCAGCGACTACTTATAATAAGTACAACATAGTACTTGGTAGTGATGCCAAATACTACTATTCAATTATAGACTCAAATTTAAATCAAAACCCAATTACTACCTCCAATCTTCAAGTTGAATGGGATGGATATATTCTTTTAAATGGAGTTTTATATCCTAATTTTTGGTGGAAACCGTCTTATACTTCTAAAGTTTTAAATTCACCAAAAGTTAAAATAAATTCATTTGGAAATGGATATCAACAAAGAATACAAGATGGATTAAATAATAATTTAATACAATTTTCATTAAATTTTGATAATAGAAGTGAAAATGAAACAGTATCTATTTTACATTTTCTCAAACAAAGAGCAGCAAATGAAAGTTTTATATATAATCTTCCTACGATATATGCAAAATCTACTTCTAATTTGAATACGAGTTTTATATGTTTACAATGGAATGTAGATTTTTCTTCTTATAACAATTACTCTATCGCTATGGATTTTATAGAGGTTCCCAAATAATATGGCGACATCTTCTGAAGTTTATAATTTAATTGTAAGTGGAAACCAATCTTTAAACACAGAAATATCCTCTTTAACTCCATCAACTCCAATTTTTTTCTATGAAATAGATCTTAATGAAATTCTTCCTCAATTTAAAGCTTCTGATCAATTTTCCAATGGAGAGCAACCAGTATATAATGGAATACTTAGAGTATATAATGATTATAATTTATATAAAGTATCAACTAGCGGTCCATTTAAATATGGATGTATAAAATGGCAAAATAATTTTTATTATCCATTTCCAATTACAGCAGATGGTTTTGATTATACATCAGCTGGAACTTTACCTACTCCAAAGTTTCAAATTTCTAATTTATCCCCAGATTATTCTAGCAATTCATTTTATAGATACATAAGAATGCAAATTGAAAGTCTTGGTGACATCATTGGAGCTAAATTTACCAGAATAAAAACATTTTTAAAATATTTAGATGGAACAAATTTTTCAAATGGGATTAATCCATTTAATAATCAAAATGGAATTTATGAGGTACAATTGCCAAATGATATTTATTATATTGATAGAAAAAATTCAGAAAATAAAACTATTGTAGAGTATCAATTAGCATCTCTTTTAGATTTAGAAAATGTAACCTTACCAGCCAGAACTATTTATGGCTCACATTGTCCGTTTCAGTACAGAGGAGAGGGTTGTTGTTATGAGTATGATTCTAGATTAACTTCTATACATAGTGGGGTTTATGCTGGAGTTGAAAATCCTGGAATTACAGTAAGAGGATTGCAAACTGCACCACCAGTAGCAACAGAAAATAATCAATTATTTGTTAATAATATATTTTCCAGCACAGATACAGCTGGTGCAACAGCAATTTGGAGATTAACTGGAACATCGGGAAATCTTGGGCTTTGGGCAAATTCATATAATTATGTATCTGGTGATTTTATATATTTACAAAATAAAAATTTAAAATACTATTTTGTATGCACAAATAATCATACTTCTGATATATTTAATTGTCCACCAAATAAAAATTATTGGACAGCAGATTCATGTACAAAATCAATATATTCATGTAGATTAAGATGGCTTAAAAATCCAGCATTTAGACCTGTTATTTGGCCAACGGGCAGAAATGGTGAAACTTATATTCAAACAACGAATAGATTTAGAAATCTTTTAACTTCTGTTGAACGTAATAATCTTATATTTAGTGGAGTTAATGGTGTACCAGTTCATTTTCCTAGAAGACCTGGGTGTGAAAATCCAGTATCAGAACAAGCTCATGGATTACCAAAAGATGCAAGTGGAAATTATTTAAACGGATTTTTACCATTTGGTGGATTTCCTGGAACAAATCAACCTGCAGGTCAATAATATGATAAACGAAAAAATTAAAAATTATATTAAAAAGCATGCTGAACAAGAAGAACCAAATGAAGCCTGTGGATTTATAGTTTTAGAAAATAATGAATTCAAATGTATAAAATGTAAAAATATATCAAATACGCCAAATTTAACTTTTGAAATTTCTTGTAAAGAATATTTAAATATAAAAAATTTTTATAAAAAAATTTACTATATATATCATACTCATCCATTAAATTCAAATTGCTTTGATTTTTCAAATCAAGACAAATATTGCTCAGAGTCATTAGCTATACCAATAATACTTTATACTCCAAAAAATGATAAAATTAAAATATATCAAGAATCTGAATTAAATTTAGATGATTATAAAATAACTAATCAATCAATTTTTGGTTTCTCGAGAATTGAAAATTATTGTAATTCCTATAAAGGAAATCCAAAATATATATAGAGGCAACAATGATAACAATAAATCTACATGGTAAATTAGGTAAGGATTTAGGAGAATCTTGGGAATTTGAAGTTTCTAGCGTAGCAGAAGCGATAAGAGCAATTGATGTGAATAGTAAAAAATTTAGACATTGGATATTAAATCATATAGAAAAATACGAATACATAGTATTAATAAATGGAAATAATTTACTTACAGAATCAAAAGAATTTAAAAACGTAGAGGAATTAAAAAATTCTGAATTTTACTTAGATTTATCTAACAAGATAGAAAGGATAGATATTGTTCCAAAAATTATTGGACATAGTTTTATTGATGATCTCTTTAATAATCCATATGTTCAAGTTGGAGTTGGAGCTGCAGCAGCAGCTGGTGGAATATTTTTAGCAATAGCAGCGCCACCATTAGCTCCACTTGGAATTGGTATAGCTTTAGCAGGCATAGGTTTAATTGCTAATGGAGTTAGTCAATTATTATCTAAACCACCACCAAATGTACCATATACAGCTCAACAAGTTAATCCAATAGATGGTTTGGGAGAAGCGGGTGGACCAACTTCATATTTATTTAATGGACCAGTTAATACCGTCGGAGAAGGAGGACCTGTGCCAATTGGTTATGGAGAATTAGTTATAGGTGGAAACAATGTTTTCACTAATTACGATTATCTTTATAGAGCATATACTTCTGATTATAATAGCGTTTCTTATCAACAAGTACGCGAAGGAAGTAATCAATATTTATTTAATTCTGCATGTTATTTATCAAATCAACAACCCCTTCAATCTTCGCCATTTTAATTTATGGGAAATCCAAATAAATATTCAGATGGGTTAAGTTATTTGCTTTTTCCAGCTAATATTTCGAATGGAACTTGTGGATATAATTTTCCAGAAAGCACAGCTCAAGATATTGCTGGTTCTATTTCTTTAAGTTTTAGCGGAAGTCAACTTCCATATGGTGGGAGTACTTCGAATACATATAAAGGATTTTATAGAGGTCCAAGTGGTTTTGCTGCTAGATATACACCAATGGTAGTTATGACTGCTGGAGCTTTTCAAAATTTTAACAGTCAAGTAATCACCGCAGATACTTTTGGCGCACCAGATTTAAGATCTATATTTGGAGTATATGATAATTCTGTCACTGAAGCAAGTACTAGTCAAAGATTTAGAAATGGTAGAGCTTATAATTCAATAGGACAAGTTGAAATTTTAGATTTAATATCTGAAGGACCAATTGAAGGTTTTGTTACTGGCACATATACTTACAGTTTAAGTGGAAAAACTACTGGAGATATTGGATATGCAAGCGCTAAATTTCAACAATATTCAACTAATTATAGTTATAGCAAGCCAGAAACAAGATCTATTTATTGGAGTGATGTGCCCATAACAGATTTTGAAGGTTTTTATAATTTTCAATTTGTAGATTATAAATATACATATGGTCAAAAAACTAATGATCATACAGTTTATAATCCATATTTAAATCTTTATGAATTTAGAACAAATTATTTTGGAAAACAAGTAGATCAAAATCAAATACCATTACAAACAAGTATTACAAAATATTATGGAGATAATTTATATGGACTTTATATAATCAGTGGCGCAAATAAAATTGTAACTCCTAAAACATATTATATATACAATATTAACGTTTCCAGTATAAAAGTTGCAATTGAAGTAGATGCTTTATATGAAGCTATAGTTACTGGAATATCTCAAGGAGATGTTGAAAAGCAAAATTTAGATTTAAAATTTTCTATTTATAGAATATTAGATAATGGCAGTTTAGTATCTTTAGATACATCTAAATATAATCCATATATTTCAGATTATTTCTCTAGGGATATTATAAGTGCAGAAGGTAAAATACAAAGTTCGCCAGTAGTTATAACTTATCATTTTAATTTAAGACCTTTCTCTGAAAACACACCAAATTTTCCACTTTTTCAAAATCAAATAGGATGGGCTATAGATGTAACAAAAATTACATTAGAAAATACAAGTAGTACTTTAGTATCAAAAACAAAAGTTGGAAGCATAACAGAAGTTTATTCTGATAGATTTACTTATCCAGATGCTGCTTTAGTTTATTCAAAATTTGACGCAAGATATTTTAGTGATATTCCCAGCAGATCTTATAAAGTTAGATTATTAAAAGTAAAAATTCCAGTTAATTATGATCCAATATCAAAAACATATAATGGACCGTGGAATGGTAAATTTAAAATAGCATGGACAGATAATCCAGCTTGGTGTTTTTATGATATTTTAAGTAATAATAGATATGGTCTGGGCAAATACATAAATGCAGAACTTACTGATAAATGGACTTTATATGAAATAGCTCAATATTGCGATCAATTAGTTTCAGATGGATTTGGAGGACTTGAACCTAGATTTACATGTAATATATATATTAACACTAAAGAAGAAGCGGCTAAAGTTCTTAGTGATATGGCAAGCGTATTTTTAGCTATAATATATTATTCATCTGGATTAATTTCTTTGTCTCAAGATTCTTTAAAAAATCCAATATATTTATTTAATAATAGCAATGTAATAGATGGAGATTTCAGATATTCAGATGCTTCTTTAAAATCTAAAAAAACTATTGCCACAGTTAGATATAATGATAAAAATGATAATTATAAACCTGCTATAGAATACATAGAAGATAGAAATGGAATATTAAAATATGGAATTAGAGAAACTGAAATTGTAGCTTTTGGTTGCACTAGTAAAAATCAAGCTAGAAGAGTTGGAAAATGGTTATTAGCAACAGAAAATTTAGAAACAGAAATGATTGAATTTAATTTAGGTTTAGAGGGCAATTATATACGTCCAGGAGATATTATATCTGTATACGATCAATATAGAAGAAATCCTTCTTATGCAGGAAGAACAGTCGAATTAACTACTGGATATGCTATATTAGATTTACCTTATGATTATATAAATACATATGCTATAACTGGAGTAAATGTTAATAATTCAATTAAATTTAACGTAATAACTCCAACTTATAATTTAAATTTTGGAACGCAATTAGGAGATCTTTATGCAACAGGTTTTTCTATTGGATCTTCTGGAACTACTGGATTGAATAGTTCATTTATCAGAAAAAGCCAACTCCAATCTATTGACATATATAATCCACAAAATTATTTAACAAGTGGAAGTGGAATATATAGTAATAATATAAGAATTAATTTTCCAACAAGTTTGTTAACTAGTGGGTATACCTTATCTCAAAATTCTGCTTGGAATATAGATGTAAATACTTCTAATTATTCACAAGCAGGAATGAATACTGAATCTCCCATAAATAATCCAAGTCGTTATAAATATCCTGGATACTATTTAGAATCCTATTTAAATAAACCAAAAAATTATAGAGTAATAAATGTTAATCAAGCAGAAGATAATAAATTTTCTATAAATGCATTAGAATATAATTCTCAAAAATACGCAGATATTGATAATGCTGCGATTTTAGTCAATAAACCAATAAGACCAAATACTCCAAATGCCCCAAGTTTATATTTAACTGGAATATTTAGAACTCCAAATTTAGACTTTAATACTGGTTATTTAAATATGGATGGAACTTTAGGTGGACATTATATAACAAACCAAGGTGGAATTAATAGTGTTATGTATAATATAACACCAGATAAAAACGATGCTTTAGATAATTTATATTATGTATATGTAAAACCAGATTTTAATTATTTGAATTTAGAAGACGCTCCTCAAATATATTTATATAATGTATTAAATTATCAAGGTTTACGCACTGGATTAAGTCAAATTGATTGGCAAAATGGAACTATACCCCCATATTTAACTCCAACTGGTATAGGTAATTATTATTTTAAAATTTTTACAGCTAATTCAATTGGAGAACTTTCTTCACCCGCTACTGGAGTTTATAATTTAACAGCACAAGCTTCATCAACTACAGTTCAAGCTTCTGGTAGAAATATATATTAATTTTATGAAAGTTAAAAATTTAAATATAACCTTGGAATGGAATACAATTAATAATCTTTATAATTTTACAGAACTTGAAATTGAAAGAAAATTTCCATCTTATGATGTAACAATAAGAAATGAGAATGGAACTGTTTTATTTAAAAAATTAAACTCTAATGAGTATATAAATATGATAGAACGTAGTTTTGATGATCACGGTTCAGAGCCTTGCATGAAAACTAAATTAAATGTTGGTATCAGCAAAAGTACTGTAAAAAGTATTTTTAAATATAATTTTTCAGATAACTACTTAAAATACAAAGAATTAAATAATAAAATAGGATTTTTTAAAAAATTATTATTTTGCGTAGATTATGACAATGATGGAAAAGCAGATTTTGTTGAAGAAGCTGAATATGCAGAAATTGAAAATTTAAATAAAAATGCTCTTTTTAATAAAATTTATCGTAGTAGTGATTATCTTAGTTTAAAATTAATTATAAATAAACAATACTTCAAAGAACAAGAAATCTATTCATTACTTATATTGAGTGAAGTTTCCAATAAATTAATTAAAAATAAAAAGTTAACAAATTTATTTACTGAAAAAGTAACAGAAAAATGGCTTGACGTTAATGAATCAACAGCTTTATTAACAATACCTTTTATTGAAAGTGATATTGTTGAAATATCTGAAAATTTAAATATCAAAGTTATTCCACTTAATTACCTTCAATCTGAAATGTATAATTTTCTAAGGCCAAGAGAATCTCAAGAAGATATTAATAATTTATACGAAGAATATTTCGCTAATCAAACATTTAATATTGGTAAAATATATAAACAATCTGTAAATAATGAAACTGTGGTATTCTATCAAAATTACTTATACTTATTCAATAATCATAGTTTAAATTCAAATAGCTTAACTTCAAATTTATCAATTAATGATATGGTATTTAATAGTTATTTCCCATTATTAAATAAAGATCAAGCAGATAAGACTATATGCTTATCTGATGATTTAAATACAGATGATGTGCTTGATAATAATTATAACCTACAAAAGGGATATTTAGGCTTTTATGGCAAAGATTCGACTTCTTATGAGGATGTAGCTATTGACCTAGATTATCTCCAAAATCAAGGTGTACTTCAAGCCAAAATCACTGAAATCGAAGAAAATAACGATACTTGCAATATTTATATTGAATATATAACTACTTTTTATAACAATGAAAAGTTCTATATAGAAAGTAGCAATAATCTCAAATATATTGAAAAATATAAGACAAATATTGATAACAAGGATTATACTACTTTATTATTTAAATATTCCTATAATCTACAAACTTTAAATGAATTTTTAAACGAAAATCCTTCTATAAACAAATCCCAAATTATATCAGATAAAGATTTAATTAATTTTTCTGCTAAACTAATATTATAAATTATCTTTTGCGATAGAACGAAGAGCTTAATAAACCACCTGGTCTTTGCTGTTCTGTTATAGTCATTAAAACTTGATCTTTTATTTGTTGAGCCATCAATTTAACTTTATTTGATTGATCTGTAGCAGTTTGGTTATTAGATGATTCTGAGGATGTAGCGCTTTGTCCTTCTATGTTAACAACGATGCTTATATTGTTATTATTTGAATTAGTTTTTTCATTATTCAAGGAATTATCTTTTTGAATTCCACCAGTATATCCACCTTCTGCAAATTTTCTTGCTCTTCCAGAGTTAAGATCATCAAAGAATTTTTTACCATACATATTAACAGCTTCTTTTCTCATTAAAAATTCACCGCCCATTAATAGAGCTGGAATATCATCTTTACCACTAGAGCCACCATTTGCAAAACCTTTAATATAACCACCATTTGCTCTTGGCGTTGGAATACTGTAACGAAGCGGAGAGCTATTCGCATAATTTTGTCTTGCAGCAGATCCACCTCCTAAGGCTGCTGATGCTCCATATTTTGATGCGCTACCACCAATACCCCCAAAACCTCCCATTGATGAAAATTGACTTGCTCCTGCCCCAAGAACACCAAAACCAAAACTCATCCATGCACCTTTACTTTTGGCCCTTTGTTGTTGATTGTATTCATCTCGAATTTTTTGATTTAATTCTATATTTTCTTTTAATGCTCTTTCATTGTCTAACCTAACTCCTTCAACATAATTTAAATAATCATATAAAGCTTGCTCTCTTTCTTGATTAATTCTATTTTGAGGATTATTAGGGTCAGTAACTGCCATATAACTTAATCTTGGATCTGCTACGTAATTTCCACCAGTTGGATAAAGAGGATCATTGTATCTATAAACATTTTCTCCAAAAAATTGGGCTTCTCCACCAGACGCAAATTTTTGAATTCTTCCTCCATAACGATAACCTTTTGGCTTATTATGTGATCCTAGCATCGGAGAAAATCCCCCTTGACTTCCACCTCCAGCACCAATATCAGCTCCCGTTACTCCTTGCATTTGCGCTGCTCCAACTATAGCGCTCGCAGCAGATTGAAATATACTTGCAAATCCACCACCTTCTCTCTGTTGGACTTTTCCTTGATTTAACATTTGCAAATATTCTGGACCATATTTTTTAACAGCATTTTTTCTAATAACATACTCTCCACCACTTAACATAGCTGGAACATCATCTTTATTTCCAGATCCACCAAGAACATGTCCTCCAGTAGAATAACCCTTAATCATTCCACCTTTTGATTTAAATAATGATCCGAAGAAATCTCCAACGCCGCCACTACTACTCGCTTTACCAAATAAATTACTAGTAGTACCAAAAAGCGCACCAAAAACTTGATTAGTACTCCATTCTAGAGCTAATTGCTGGATTTTATCACTAATATTAAGAGCCATTTTTGTGAAAGCATCACTAGCTGTAGCCGTTCCATTAGCAAAAGATAAAAAGGCGTTATTGAATTCACTTTTAATTGTATTCGCAGTATCTTTTGCTCCTAATTGAATTTGCCTAAATGAATCTGCAGTACTATTATCAAATTCATCAAAAAATGCTCCAGCAAAATCTGATAATTTTGTTTCATTAGCTAATATATTCGCTTCTCTATTAGATTGTCTTCCACTTCTAAAATCTTCTGCAAAAATTGTTCCTTGCTTTCTTTGTTCTAAAAGTATTTTATCTTTTAGACCTTCAAGGGCTTTAGCGTATTGATCTTCTGTTATTTGTCTATTTGTTAATTTTTCTCTTAGTTTATCTTCTTCTACTGTTAATTGCTCTATTACTCTATTTCTACTATCTGTATTAAGTATAGTAGTTGCAACTGACATATTAAGATCATTTTGATTTTTACCTAACATTTCTAATGGATCATTTTTTAAGTCAAATATTTTCTTATAAAATTCTTGAGCATCTTTTGCATTTAATGTACCATCTTTAAATGCTAGGATATATTGATCAACAGTTGAAATTCCACTTTTTAATAAAGCTGTTATTTTTTCTTGATGCCTTAAAGTATCATCTATATATCTTTTTATATCTTTAATTACTTTATCTGATGCTTCTTCAGTTATAGCTGTGTCTCCTACGATTTTAGATATTCTTTCAAATTCTTTTTTGGTTTCTTCCGTACTTTGATATAAAGGTTCTGATGCTTTTACGATTTCTATTAAATTTGTTTTTAATAAAATTGATTGTTTTTCAATTTCTTTTTGAGATTTTTTTTGAACCATGCTAGCTCCAATTCCACCACTTTCATCAAAATTAGCCATACCAGCACTAAATCCCATTGTATTTTGAGATGTATATTTAATTTGTCCTCTAGCTGTATATAAATCATTTAATCTATTTGATACATTTTTAAGCGTTTGTCTTCCTTCTGTATTTTTACTAAGCTGTTGAATTACATTTTTTCCAGATTCAGTTTGTAAAGAGGTTATTGCTCTTGAAATTCCAGTAGCAGTACTTTTATCTTTTACTATTGCATCTTTTGCAACTTGTTGAAATAATGCTTCTGCTCCTAAATTTGATATTTCAGCAGATTTTTTGGAAAGAGCTTTATTTATTATAAATCCGACTTGATCATAATTTTGATTTTTTATAGATTCAAGTATTGCATTTGCAAATTCTGGACCAATTTTATTTAAACTTCCAGAAATTTGATCTTGAATATTTGTTAAAGCTTCTGCTTTTTGAGTGTCTGGTAAACTAGAAGCTTGAACTTCTTTATATTTTTCAACTAATGGTATGATTTGATTTATAGATGTAGCAGTATTATTAAATTCATCTTGAAGGAATTGTATTTCATTTTTAAGTTTTTCAATATCTAGGTTTTTAAGTGCATCAAAAAATTGAGATAAACCTAATGCAGTTCCCGCGATTCCTCCTGCAACTGCACCAGGAACTCCAAAAACTGATCCAGCAGCAGCAAGAGATACAGCTGTACTCAGAGCATCTATACCAATTTGTAATTTTTTATTTTCTTGATTAAATTGACTAAATGTTTGGAGAGCTATTGGTAAAACTAAAGATAATGCAAAAGCTTTTTCGCTTATTTTCCCAAAACCTTTTGCGCTATTATCTATTGCAAGAGTAGCATTTTTTGCACTTGCTGCATATTTAGATCCTCTACTTTCAAGAATTTGATTAAATCTATTTTGGCTGTCAGCAGCTAATCCATAATCAGCACTTAATTTTTGAAGATTTGTATTTGCTTGTTGTAATGTAATTTCTTGTTTTTTTAATTGCGCTAATATTCTTCCAAATTCTGCACCAATTTCTCTATTTGCAACTGCTGGATCAAGTGATCCTAAACCCCCAGGATTAAATGATAATCCTGCAAAATTAGGAATAAATCCAGCTGCTGCACCAGCCATTTTAGCTTTTGATCCATATCTTTGAATGCCTTGGCTAAGACCTTTAGGTTCATCTTTTGTATTATAAACTCCTAAACCAAGAGGATTCGCTGAAGATGTTAACCTTGCGTCTTTACCAATTCTTATTTTAGAAGTAGATGTTCCAGCTGCGACTTCTCTTCCAATTGCGTTATCTAATGCTGTAAAATTAGGAATAAATCCACTAAAAGCTTTTTTATCTTTAACTGTAGAAAATTTTCCTGCTCCAAGTAAAGCTCCTTCTTCTCTATAAATTTTATTTGCAAAACTTTGTAAATTACCTTCAGATAATCCACTTTTAAAATCTGCAAGAGGTGTTGTAAAACCAAAAAGTTTTTGTAAATGTATTAAATTTCTTCCTCCTCTAACGTCAAAATCTCCAAAATCTTTTGGTGCTTCTTCAGCAGTATATCCTAATGCCGTTTTTATTCCAACTTCAAAAGCAGAACCAACTGCACCACGAACTGCTCCGTATGCTCCTTTTTCTCCAGAACGTTGAAATCGTAATCCTAAATCTGCTTTACTTACAGTTTTTCCTAAAGGTTTTAATGTATCAATAAAATTAAATACATCATCTATGATACTATTAGTTATATTTGTGCCTAATCTTGCCTTATCATCAGAAATATCTCCATTTACTTGTTGACTATTAATTCCATAGACTGGAACATTTTTAATTGCAAATATATTAGATTTACCTTTTGGTGAATATGGTCCAGGTAATATTTTTGGTTTTCCAGAAAATGGTAATAATACACTAGCAATTTTACTAGCATCTACTGGTTTAATTCCTGCTGCTTGCGCTGCTCTTTGACCTTTGGGAGATCTGCTTAAAATATCATTTTTTTCAGATTCAGATACAGTTAAAGCATTTCCTTCTGAATCTACTCCATATTTAAATTTTTGAGTTCCTGGAATTCTTTTTAATCCTCCAGGTCGTTGGGCAGCTAATCTAACTGCATCTGCTCTTCCTTGTGCAAAATTTGGGATAAAACCATAAGCAGAGTTTATAGAATTATTGATTTGACCATTTAAAAATCCGTTAATATCTTTTTCAAAAATTCTACGAGGTCCATTTACCTGCTTAATTGGCCATATTATTTGATCTTTATTTAACGGATTCAAATATACAGATGCCCCACTAGTTTCCATGTCTGGTAGCAGTTCTGAATTTTTTAATTTATCTCTATTATATCTAACTAACCAAGAACTATTCTCAACAGATGCCCAATTTTTTGCTCTTTTAATATTTTGTTTATATGCTTGCTTATCGCTCATTTTTGGCGATCCTGACATACCTCCTCTAGAGTTAGCATCCCACATATATGTTCCAGCTCCTGAAGAAGAGTAAGCTCTGACTGATTGAGCATCAGATATATTTTGAAAAGCAAAACCTTTTCCAAACTTAGATAACATCATTTTAAGTTCTTTATCGTCTATTGCTCTTACGAGTGGGGCTGCAAAATTAGGAATAAAACCTTTACTCATATAAGGATTAAATCCATGAGCGCTAGAAAATTGTTTTTGATAATTTTTTCCAGCTTTACTGCCTTGAGGTGGCATAATAGCTGGTTGAGTCATTCCTGGAAAATTTTTGACTGTTTCTGCGCTGTTATAAGTAACATTTCCTTGGCCTGGAATATTCATTTTTCGAATATTTCCTGGCATATATCCTCCAGCTAATGCACCATAAATTTCAGCAGCACTAAAATTAGGAATAAATCCAGCACTTTTTGCTTTTAATGATCCACCTTTAGCTGTTACTCCACGGGTAGCTAAATTACCAGCAATGGCAGTTGATATAGTTGAAGCTCTTTCTCTTTCTAATGTTTGAAGTTTTATAACATCTAAAATTCTATTTTCTAATTCTAAAACACTAATTTGTTTACTATATATTGCAGCGACTAATCCTGGTTCTTGAGCAAGAACTTCATTTATCTTTGCTTGAATTTGAACTCTTTGCTCTGCTTGAGTATTCACACTTAAAAGTGTTTGTAAAGATTGACTAGCAAACTTTCCTAAATTTAATAATAATTTACCAAATACGGCTGTTAGTAAAATGACTCCTGGACCACTGATAAATGTTCCAATTCCTTCTAATATTCCTTTACCAATTTTACCACCAACACTCTCACTATCAGTAGATAAAGATTCTAATCCTTTATTCAATAATTCTAAAGTACCTTTAAATGTTGGTCCTAAACTTATTTTTCCAATATCTGAAGAAATACGAGTTAAATTTTGAAATGTTTGATTAATTAAAGCTGAAAGGGTTTGATTTAATGCTTCATTTCTTTGAATAGCCTGATCAGTACTATTACTTGCAGCTTGCAAAGCTCTGTCATAAACAGAATATTCTTTTCCTAAATCTGCTAATGCTGCTTTTAAAATATTAATTTGAAATACGCCACCAACAGTTTCTGCGACTTGAGCTTTTTGTGAATCTGCTAAAGTATTAAATGTATTTGAAAGATTAGATAATACTTGAATTGCTGGTAATGTATTTCCTTCTAAATCTCTTACTTTAATTCCTATTTGCTCTAATTGATCCAGAGTATCTGTTCTTTGTATTCTTGTAAAAATAGTCTTTAAAGAATTACCAATTACTGCTCCACCTCTAGCTGTAGTTTGCTGGACACTAGTAACAATTGCTAATAATTCATCAAAATCAACTCCTGCATCAGCAGCAGATGATCCTACTCTTTTAATAGCTTCTGCAAGATCACCACTACTAACTGCGAAGGCCGCATCAACATTTGCTAATTTATTAATAATAACTGTTGAATCTAATCCAGCTTTATTAAAACTATTAATCGTAGCAGTTAAAGCTTCTACTGCACTTACAGTATCAAGTCCACTAAGACGAGTTAATATTAGTGCATCTTGAGTTCTTTTTAAAGTCTCCTCTAATCCTAAACCTTGACGAGAAAGCTCTGTGGCAGCTTGAGCAACAACATCAAAAGTTTGACCTGTATTTTTAGCAATATCAAATAAACTATTTCCAAATTGATCTAATGTTTTAGTGCTAACATTTAATATAACATTAATATCAGTTAATGATTTTTGAACATCTATAGTACTTTTAACTAATGAAGTAAATGCTTTTTCTACAGTATATATTAAACCTGCACTAGCACCGAATGCAATAACGCGAGCATTTGATGCATCTAATGATTTTTGAAATTCATTTGCAGCACCAGTAATTCGCCCCAAAGGTTGAGTAAAGGCTTTTTCATTAAATCCTTTGAATTTAAAATCACGAGATAGCGCGCTCTGAATATCTCTTTCGAGCTGCCTTGTATCTGCACCTACCGAAATTGTAGCTGAAGTCCTAGCCATTCCTTATTCCTTTACTATAAAGAATTACACGAAATATTATTAATTATGATAGTATTAACTACTAAACTCCATGCATTTTCATTAAGTCTTCCATACTTAAAACTCCACCTTTTTTCTGTGCTTCTTTATGTAAACTTATGCCATTTTCATCTTTGCCTATTTTGGCTAGATCTTCTTTTTTAGCTCCTACTATAGAAGTAGCAATTGCGCCCTCTGTTTTGCTCAAACTATTTTCACTTTTAGTTAAGACTTCTTCAACATTTTTACTGCTTTCTAGCCACTCTATAAGTTTTTCTGGATCTTCATAGTATTCATTTGCTGGTTTATGCTTGGCCTCAGATAATGCATTTTTAAAGTATCTAGCGTATCCAAATACTTCCATTTGATAAAATGTCAAATATATAATTGGTTTTCCATATAAATTATAAGCATTTTCATCACAAAGATTAAATAAACTTAGATAATATGATGAAAGAGATATTTTTTTAAGATTAGTTTCTACAAAATTTTTATTTATATCATTATAGATAGTCAATATTTCTGATATATCTTTATTTTCTAATTCATCAAATTCTTGTTCAGAAAAATATCTATCTTTTAAATTTTTATCTTTAAATAATGAATTAAACATATAGTATTCATTAATTTTCTTATTAGCATAATCTTCTACAGTGAATCCTAAAAGGTCTTTTCTTTCTACTGTCAAATTAATTAATTCTAATTTTTTTTTATCAATTTGTTTGTTAAAATCATTTATATCATCACTTTTAAATAATTTAGATTTAGTTTGTTTTAGGGTTGAAATATCAGATTTTAATTTTTTAATTTTTTCGTTATTCTCTTTAGACCAAATATTTTCTGAAATCAAATATTCTTCTTTTTGGTCTTCTGTGGGAAGACCATTCTTTTTAGCTTTTTCTATAAACTCTTGTTTTAAGTGATCTATTTCACCAGAATCAAAACTTGTATTATGTTTAAAGTATAATTTGTTGTCTTTATAATAAGATAAGGAATAGCCTTTTAATATATCAATAAACAAAAGCCTTAATTTGTTTTTGTCTAAAGTTTGCAATCATTATCCTTTTTATTCTTTTGTTTCGCTACTTTGTAAGTTATTAAGAAGTTTTTCAAATTCTTCTTGAGAAGCAGCTCTTCCAATATACCAAAAGCTGATTAAATAAAGGAGTTTTTGTATAGCAATCTTTTCTACTCCCGCTTCAGATTCTTCAATTTCATCATATCTTTTGAGTTTATCTTCATAAGTTCCATCTTGGAATAGCTCTTTGAATTTTTTATCATCACCTTGGATAAGGCTAAGTTGTAGAACCCACCACATAATAGTTTTATTTCTTGCTCTATTTTCTGCGGTTTGTTCAAAAAGGTTAGCTTGTGCCATTTCATATCTTTGAAGTTTTTCTCTTGAAAGATTCATTTTTTCAATAACATTTTGAATTTGTTTCTTTTCTTCGTCAGTTCTTAGTGCTTCTTCTTTTATGGATAATCTTTGAAATTCAGTTTGCAAATTAAAGAATTCCAAATATAGATCATTGTATTCTTTTTGCTCTTCATCACTTAAAACTCCACCATCATTATTAAATCTTTTAGCTAATAAAGCGCGAGTTAATAGTCCAGCTTTAATTCCCTCTGAAAGTCTAACTCCATAGAACAATTCGGCTTCATCAAATAAACTTCTTGTTGGTTTTTTAATACCTAATTTAACTGGTACTGTAGTTTTAACTTTAGAAGTAACTTTTACTTCTTCGCCTTTTTCATTAGTAGAAACATCTACTTTTTCTATTTCTTTTTCTTGATAGATATCAAATTCAAACATTGTTTTCATATTTTTTCTCCATTGTTATTAATCAAATCTTGTAAATAGCTTTTAATTTTGCCATAATAAACTACTCCACCGATTGTTTTAATAAATTGATGTTTTTTGTTATCATCCCAGTTTTGATAATTTTTAATAAAACTAGGATTCTTAAAGGTCGTTAAACTTGGTTTTAAAATTCCAAAATTATCTTTTAAGTTTTTTTGTATACTTTGTACAGAAAGATTTCCTTCGATTATCTCATCTATAGGAAAATTATAATTTAATTTCTTGGTTTTCATTTGAGTGTTATATTGATTTTACTGAAATTTTCTTCTATTTCTCTTACTGCATCATTGGCATTATCAAGGATTCTTTTGCGTATTTTTTGATAAGTTTCATCATTTATATTATAGCCAGAATCACCCAAATCTTCAAGAATAAAAAAGAAGTTTTTATATATACTTGTAATCTTCCTTTTTATCTGAAAAAGAGTCATATCTTTTATAGGATCGTTTTCCATAATCTTTTACCTTTATCTAACCCTTTACCTAACTTCAATTACACAAAAAATAACCCCCACGAGAACGTGAGGGTTATTTTATAATTTAATTTATGTATTATTTATTAGAACTGTCCGTTCATAAACAATCCATTATTTGTGTCTTGAGGTCCACCAACTTGAGTTTCGAATGTTAGGGTAACTGTTTTATTGCTACCGATATCAGAACTATATTCCTGACTTACTAATTTGGCGCCTCGAAGTGCAAATTTAGCCATAACCAACCGACTATCTGTTGGACTCTTGATTGTTACTGATGGGTTATATCTCAAGCTATCATCATTAACCAAGTTAGCTAGGTTACCAGTTACCATATCAGTTACTTGAGCGTCAACGCTTAGATTTACTGTTAATGGGAAGTCAATTGGTCTTGAAAACGCGAATCTGTTACCTAGTCTTTCAATTGGAGTGCGAGCTAAATCAAAGCTAAGATTGTAACTTTGAATATTCATTACTGTTGTATCTACTCCACCAACACCAGTTTGAGCTTGAATATCTAAAGTAATATCTCCTGGGCGAAGAGCGCTAATTGCATTTCCACTACCTATAGCAGTATTTTGAACTGCTGCTGGCAATGTATAAAAATTCCTTAGAGCTGTACCATCAATAGTATTAACTGCAGGAACAAAATTTCCACTTAAACCTCTTTGGAAGTTCATATTCAATCCTTCAACATTTATTGATGCTGTTGGGAAATTACCAACCGAACCTTCAGTTGAATAAGAAGAAATAAATCCATTACCAATTCCAATAACTCCGTTATTTCCAGATGATACATCTGAAAAACCTACTGCATCATTACCTTCTGGTACAGTACGGATAAAATAATTTCTTTCGTCTTGGGTAGCATTGAGGAATCCAGAAATAGCAGAAATATTAGAGTCTGAATTACCAGAAATTACTGTAAATCCTAAATCAGCTTCATTTGTAAGACCTGCTAATATATAACTAAAATCTAATGAAACTGTTGGACTAGTCAAAATTACGCGATCAATTGAAGCGAGTTGTCCAAATTGATTAACATCTGTACGAGCAACGTTAAAACTGTAATTAGCAGTTTGAACTCTTTGTAATTGTTGTACTAGATTGGTTAAACCAGCTGTATTATCATTTGAACTTCCACCAATTCCAGGTGTGAATGTTCCAAAATGAAATCCAGTTGCTGGTGAGGGTCCAGCGTAAACAGCTTCTGATTGATAAATTATTCTATTTCTAGGCATATTAGTTATTCTCCATTTATTGTTATTACACCGATTTTTTTATTTTTTCTACTTTTTTATTGCCTTGGATATCTATTTTTTACTACCTCAAAATCAACAAAAGCAGAATATACATTTCTATTTAAGCTATTGGTAGCATTAAGTAGTCTTGTGTCAGTTTTAGTAACATTGACTTCATTAATATATAAATAATCATCAGTATTGGCTTTTCCAGCTACATATTCAGTATAATTAAAACAATGGTCAGGAGTTTTAACTGAATTTAAAGAGTTAAATGGCATTTCATCTGGATATATTAATGGTATTAATTCACGGGCGGTATCTCTCATTATACTTGTTACTGCGTCAAGATTAAATACGCTATCTGCCAATATAATTGCTCTTACATTTCCTACTGTTTGATCGTAGCCTCCAAAAGCTAATGGTTTATTTTTGCCACCTTGATATTTTAAATATATAACAGGATATGTTTCTGCTCCAATAGGTAATCCAGTTGGATTTTGATAAGTCTTAGGATTAGTTTGGTAAGATGTTTCAAATAATAAACTTTCTTCTGTTTTGCTAGTTAAATAAATATTAAAATCTTTTACAGCATAATTTCCGCTTAAAGCTGTGCTAGGATTTGAAACTGGAGATGTAAAATATAATTGACCATTAGATGAGTCTATTCCTGTTAAATTATTCTGTCCAGGAAGACTAAATGCTCCATTAATATAAACTCCACTTATAATATTTGCGCCAGAAACAGAACAATCTATGATCATTTGTTTAAATGGAGCGCCATATGTATAATATCCATAATACATATTTGGAAGAGGATAAAAAACACTGTGATAATTAGTATAAGCTTGTCCCTTGATTAAGATTTTATTATCTAACCAAAATAGCATGCTTGTCATTAAAGTATTATCAAATTGTGGTATCATTTTATTTTAAATTTTTTATGAATTTAGTATATAGTTCTGTCATATATTTTACAGGTTTATAAGCAGCAACTCTAACTTTATTTTTAGATTGAATTCCTCTACCAGACCTGCTAGTTGGAAAAACTAACCCATAAACATAATAACCAAATCCAGAAATGCCATCTTCTACTCCCTTAACCCAACTTCTACCACGTTCAAATGGAAGAGGTGTTTGAGATTTTATTTCATCTAAAGAAGGAGTAAACACATTAAATTTTAATTGAAAAGTTTTTCTATCAAAAGTTGAATTCTTATTTAAAAATGTATTTTGTTTGATTAACGCAGTAAGATCATCAACTGGTTTGTCTTCGCTATCGAAGCCAATAAATGCAAAAAGATTTTCCTTTCCATTTAGAGTATTACTAATATTTTCTCCATCTGGACCACTATCTAGTTCTTTGGATACTGGATGATCTTGTATCTCATTTATATATTGATCTAGGTTTTCTTTTAAAATTTCTTGAGCAAAAATAACTGCTTCTTTTTTTAAAGCTGCTTCATATGAACTTGATATTTCTTCTTTAACTTGTTTAAAATTAATTTTTGCAGCCATATTATTTTGTTTGCTCCAATCCAAATACGTAATACGTATTATTAAGATATTTTTTAATAGCATCCTCTGTAATAACATTCCAAGTTTTTCCATCAAATTCAATTTTAATTGTTTTGCCATTTGCAATATAATCTCTTGCATCTTGTCTAACTTTTAAAGTAACATCTCCTCTTGCAAAAACTAATTTTAAATCACTATTTACTGCATCTACATCTCTAGAATTATTATAATAAATTCTTCCACTATATGTAGCATTTACTGGTATATAAGTATAATTTACAGGATCTGAACTTGAACCATATCCATACATTGGAGCACTTTGAATTTGTTCTACTATTTTAATTGGCTCTTTATGTACAACAAATGGTCTACAAAAATATGTAAAAAAATCATCATAAGCTTGAGAAAAACTTGCTGCAGTTGTTGAGTCTATAAAGCTCATAATTATGAAGCATTATATATTGTTCTAATATAGTATAATGCATCCCTTTCAACTCTGTAATCACCTGGAATTGTATCATCTCCTGCGACCTGCAATGGAGAAGTTGTATTTAGATTATATTTATATACTGAATCTTTGAGCTCTTTGTACTCTTGTTGTCTAATATTGTAGAAATTTTTAAGTACTTCATTTTTATTTAATTTTTGTACGCTACCAATATCATCTTTAATAGAAACATAATCATTAATGGCCAAGCTTCCTGTGCTTTTAATTTTAACGTCAAAAAAGTAAATAGAATACATTTTTTTAAATATGTATTTTTCAGTATCTGTAAGATTTGGCGAGATTTCTAAAGTTGTACTGTCTATAGAAAAAGAAGCATTTAGCGAGTTATTTAAACCTCCAATATTTCGTCTTACCCATGCAGCTATAGCTGCTATACTAAAATCATCTGGTTCACCCATTTCTTCATAAATCTCTTGGGCAATAGAGGTTACGGTATTTATTATCATACCCTAAATTACACTTTAAATTATTTAAATTTAAAGTAAATATGATAGGATTTCTTGCTTATCGAAAGCTGTATCTAGTTTATAATTACATTGATGAGGTATGCCAACAAATTCTTTTTCTAGTACAATTCCGTCTATATTGTGAGTAAATATATTAGCACTATCTTTTGCTCTTATGTTTTTATGTATATTATAACCTAAATGGTCTGGATGAGTACCAATCCAGCAAACCGTAGAAGGAAGCATTAAGGCTGCACAAGCATGTTGAGCAAATGAATCTATAAATAGTCTTTTTTGACTCAACATTAAAAGAGCAGTAATGATTTGTTCGTCTTTGCTTATCTATAGAAAAGGATTTTAATCATACCTTTTCCACCAGCACCACCAGCACCACCAAGCCCAACTGTAGTTGCGTTTCCACTAGCTCCTCCACCTCCACCACCTCCACCATTAGTCCCTCCAACACCACCCGCTCCGCCCACTCCTCCGCTGAGCCTTGTAGCTCCGCCCCCTCCACCTCCACCCCCACCTTGAATATAAGGTTGAGTCGTTGACGTGGTATAGTTAGTTCCTGATGTACCAGCCACGCCATTTGTTGTACTTCTTCCATCTCCACCAGGAGCCATGCTGGATGTAGTTGGGAAACCACCATAACCACCATCTCCACCAGTTCTTGCATTAGTAGAATCCGTGTTCACACCACCACCACCCCCGCCAGAACCAGCATATCCACTTCCTCCTCGCTGTGCTGTCTGACCACTAGAGCTTTGTCCTCCACCACTAGAGTTATTCCCTTGCCCTCCGAGCCCGTTAAAGACAGTTCCTCCCTCACCAGGAAGACCTCCTGTTGCTCTTAGCACAAGAGACCCTATTTGTACAATTGAATCTGCTCCTACGCTTCCATCTCCACCATATCCAGTAAGAGTTCCTGCGGTTGAGTCTCCCCCCGCTCCTCCAGCCACAGGATTTGGTATTGTGTAACCGATGTACTGACTACCAGAACCAAACTCAGCACAAGGGAAAAGCAAGTCTAGGTATTGTCCTGCCCCGCCGCCACCTCCACCATATTTACTAACAGTTATACTCGCTCTAGACATTCCACCCCCACCGCTACCACCTCCGCCAATCATAAATATCCGCATAAAGCGAAATGCACTTATAACCTTAGTTGTGTTACCCGTAGTAGAACTCTCTATATAATCTGCGGGAACAAGTGAAAAACTAGGGATATAAAGTGGCATCGTCTACTCCTAGTTAACTTCAGTTACCCTAGCGGTACCAGCAGTAGCAAATATTGCTGCATGAGGAACCGAAATTTGTCCAGCTGGCGCTTCCCAATAATCTCCAGGATTTAAACGAACTTGATATTGAGTCGTTGTACATCCTGTTCCAGCGGAAATATGTAAAGCTCCAGGGCCTTCATTGTATACTGTAAAAGTCTCTCTATCAGAATTACCAGAAGCAATAAGAGTAGATGAAGTACCATTAAAATTAGTAGATCTTACTATTCCTTGAACAGCAACATCATAATATATTTGCAATTTATCATTATTAGACATTGAGGTTGTATTATAACCCAATAAAAATCCACTAGTTGAATTAACTGCTCCAGTAGCTGTTGAATCTGCGAAATTGTATATTATTTGTCCTTTGCTTACATTTGTAATCAATAATAGGTTTTCAAGAGATACTGGATTTTGAGGTCCATAAAGAGATGGTGGAAAATTAACAATTCTGCTGCTTGCTAAAAATTGATATCCTGATGGTATTAGTTTTTTCATATATATTTAAATAAATTACACCTTTTTATATTATAAGGCTATAGCATATGCAATTGCTAAACTTTTTGTAGTATAATTATTTAAATCTACTCCTGTTAATACTGCATTGCTAGAAATATAAAGTGTTCCGCCAGAGATATTGACGTTTCCATTTTTTAAATTTATATTTGTTCCAGAGAAATTAAATTCACTAATATTACTTAAATCTAAAGCGTTAAAAATACCTGTTCCTTGAATTTCAAGGTTGTTAGCAAAAGTTTTAGTTCCAAAGATAATTTGATTTCCAGTAGTAAATACAACTTGACCGCTTAAAGAATTTATCTTATTGTCTAAATTAGAACCTGTAGCAAATAGATTAGCAACTGTAGCATAAGCGTTTAAATCTACTCCTGTTATTAATTTATTTCCGCTAACAATTGGAAATACATCAAAAGTTTTAATTCCAGAAATAGTTTGATTACCTATACTATAAACTACTGGATCATATGAATTAATTAAATTTTTATTAACATTATTTCCAATTTTTGATTCTGTGCTTTGGCCAGCAGCATCTATACTAAAATAAAGATTTTTATAAAAAAGATAAGAATAATCTACTCCATTTATAGCATAACTATTAGCGTTTGCTGGAACAGAAATTGCTGAACCAACTATTACTGCCGTAGAAAGTGCATCTTTTAAAAATATTCCAGTCGAAGGATTCGCTGTATTTGTTAGCACGCTATTTAATAAAGTTAATCTAGCAGCGTTTTCAACTTGAAAAGCTTTTGCGCCAGTTGTTTCTATTTGAGAGTTACTTATATTTAAACTACTATTATTTCTAACGTAAGCTAAAACACTTGCAGAACTACTAGTCTCAGCAAAAGAAATCGAAGATGTTCCACTTACTATATCAATTGCTGTTGTATTTACTCCTTCTGGACTAAGTTTTAATATATCTCCTTGCAATCTTGAAGTTGTATTTGTATTATTTGAATATAAACAAGTTCCATTATCTTTTGCTATTAACCAACAATCTTGAATAAACAATCTTTGAGGGTTATTTCCAGAAAATAATATACATTTATTATTTGAAGTGGCCGTTACTCCTAACCCAGCTATTGAAAAATTATTATCTGTTGCGGTTCCACCTGTGGCTGCAAAAACAAGTGAGCCAGTTATTCTAATTGGATCATTTTTATTTGTATTATTTCCTACTAAATTAATATATCCTTTATTTATAGTTAAATTTTCAGCTATTGGGCTAAGAAGCGTTATATAAGTTGGATTGTGAAAATATGCAACATTTTTTGCTGCATTGTAAGCGCCACTTAAAGTTTTATATGGATATAAAATATTTCCATTTTCAATATATGAATCTGTTCTAGTGGCATCAACATAGAAATATGAATTGGTTTGAACATATGGAATATCTCCACTTAATAAAACTCCAGTACCATTTACTGTAGGACGATTTGTTAAACTAACATTTCCATTTACTATTGAAACATCTACTCCAGAAATAGAAAGAATATCAACATTATTTAAATCAATTGCATTAAAAACTCCAGTTCCAGAAACACCAATATTGTTTAAGAAATTTTTATTGCCATAAATAGTTTGATCACCAAATGTTAAAATCGAAACTCCACTTAAACTATTTATCTTATTGTTTAAATTAGAACCTGTAGAAAACAAATTAGCAACTGTAGCGTAAGAGGTTAAATCTACTCCTGTTATTAATTTATTACCACTAACAATTGGAAATACATCAAAAGTTTTAATTCCACTTATTACTTGATCGCCAGTTGTATAAACTACATTTGATATAGTTTGAGATGTAGGAATTACTCCAGTTAATACTGGATTTCCACTTATGTATATTTGATTATATACATTAACAGAAGAATTTCCAGATATAACTACATCAATACCAGACAGAAGTAATTTATCAATATTTGAAACTTTAACTGAGCTAAATATACCAGTACCAGAAATGGCTACATTATTAACAAAAGTTTTATTTCCAGAAATAATTTGATCACCAGTAGTATAAACAATTGTACTTGGTAGAGTTATTGCTGAAGCTTCGCCAATTAATAAAACCCCTGTTCCATTTACAGTAGGTCTAGACCCAAAATTCTTAACTCCGCTAATATTTTGGTCACCAGTATTATAAACTAAATTAGGCGCAATAACCTCATAAGCGAATTTTCCACTATTGCTTACTAATGTTTTAGCTTTAAAAATCTGTGCCATTTTTCTTTTTATTCCTTTTGTTGGTTTTTAGGCCAAACTGTCGCTTTTTAAGGCGAACTAAAGAGTAAAAGAATTATTAATTCTATTATTCTAGTGAATATTACACTAG